ATGATAGCACAGACACCTTATCAAAATATGATTTATAGTCAGCCGCAAATGGCTTATACACCCCAAATGTACAATCCATGGACAACTAGACCACAATCTCAGGTTCAGCCTATGCCAGTAGAGCAACCCCAACAAGTAATGCAGCCACAAGTAAAGCCGCTTACAGGTAAGGTTGTTCAAACTTTAGAGGCAATAACGGCAAACGATGTTCCGATGGATGGCACCGCTGCTTTTTTCCCTAAACAAGATTTGTCCGAGATTTATGTTAAGGGATGGAACGCAGAGGGACAAATTGAAACGATCGTGTATAAGCCTGTTAGAGACGCAAAACCGACACAGGCAGTAAATAATACTTTTGATGCAGAAAAATTCAAAATAGACCTATCAGAGAGCGTTACAGAGGGTATTACAACAAGACTGGATAACCTATATTCAAAAATTGAAGAAATTGAAAGTAAACTAACAAGTTCTCAAAGAAAAAATTCGCGATCACAAAGTAAAGGTGGTGACGAAGAATGAACCCAATTAACATTTTTCAAATGATGAAAGCTGGTCCACAACAGTTTATACAGCAGATGATGGGTAATAACAACGTAATGAGCAACCCTATAGCTAGAAATGCTATGCAGATGGCTCAAAAAGGAGATTCCAAGGGTATAGAACAAATAGCTAGAAATTTATGCAAAGAGAAAGGAATTGATTTTGATAAAGCCTTTTCAGATTTCAAAAATCAATTCCCTTTAAGATAATTAATAGTATTCCCAATAGTAACCTTTGCATTTTTTGAACTGGTGTTTACAACACCTATGAATAGATGTTTTTGATACATTGTATTTTAAACATGCATCAGAAATACAGTCGAACTTTTCAATTAATTTTTTATTTGAATCGTAAACTGCTACACCAATAGGACTAGATTTTCTTAGCTGTTCAAGTCTGTTTGAAATGTCATTCTTATCAAAAACAAATATTAAGCCGTGAGTTGTTATACCATTACCATCACAGGTACTTCGGATTGAACTGATTGGTATTTTGTTTGCCTTTGAGGCTTCAACAACGCTTTCGTACGAATCAAGAAATACTCCATTAAGGTTGTATTTATAAACTTTTCGTTTCCATAAGGCTTTTGAACCGTATTCATTATTATACTTTTCGGTACACCACTCAAGATTTGAAACTGTATTGTTTTGTTTATTTTCGTCTTTGTGGTTTACACATTCATAATTATTAGGATTGGGTATAAAGGCTAAAGCTACAAGCCTATGGACTTTAAGCGGATAGTACTTTTGATTTTTTGATAACTTGATACATTTGTATCCACCACGGTTTATAAAGGGTTTCATAATTCTTCCTTTAATATGGGAAACATTACCACGATGGATGATACATCTTGACAAAGATTTTACATTGCCAAGATTACTTACTTGATAAATGCCCTCAAAGTTTGGGACATCTTTCCAAATTTCTTGCATAAAAATAACACCTGTCCTTTCAGTGTGAAACGTCCTACCGGTAATGTACGGAAACTGTTAGGACAAACAGCTTATCGGGAGCTACCCTATCCGTACGAATATATTATAACACATTTTAATTAACTTTGATACTAATTCTTGCAAGATTAAGTATATATAAAATTCAGGAGGTAAAAATTATGTTTAATTCAAATTGCGCAAGCGTACCACTTGTAGCGAATGTCGACGGAAACAACGGAAGTGGCTTTTTCGGTGACGGCGGTGCATGGTGGATAGTTGTATTTGTATTATTCATTGCCTTTGGCGGCTGGGGTAACGGCTTTGGCGGTTTCGGAGGCGGTGGAAACAACGGAGTAGGAGCGGAAATTCAGAGAGGATTTGATAATTCAGCAGTTATCAGCAAGTTAGACGGCATTTCTAACGGACTTTGTGATGGATTTTATGCCATGAACAACAGCATGCTTACTGGTTTTAACGGCATTAACACAAATATCATGCAGACAGGCTATGGCATACAACAGGCGATCAACGCTGACACTGTAGCCGGTATGCAGAACACAAATGCTATTCAGGCAACCCTTAACAACATGGCTGCTCAGAATGCCGCTTGTTGCTGTGAGACTCAGAGACAGATTGAGAGAGGTTTCTGCGACACCAACTACAACATGGCTACACAGGCTTGTGAGACAAGACAGGCTATCGAGAACAGCACGAGAAGCATCCTTGATTTCCTGACTCAGGACAAGATAGCCACATTGCAGGCAGAAAACAATAGCTTAAGGCTCGCCGCATCACAGGATAGACAGAATGCACTTCTGACTACTGCAATGACAGCACAAACACAGCAGATTGTCAACTCTGTAAATCCTACAGCTATTCCAGCTTATGTTGTGCCTAATCCTAATGCTTATGCTTATGGATGTGGTTGCAATGCAGGCTGTGGCTGCTAAAAGTAGCAGCTACATAAAAGCGAATAATTGAGTATCTTAATTGAGTTTAACTCGATTATGTCTGCTATGCAGTATTACTTTTTAACCTAAGGGCAGACTGAAATATGTTTGCCCTTATTTTGTGAAAGAGAGGTAAAGATAATGGAGATAACAGGAATTGCATTACAAACAGTTTCCGCAGGCGAAGATGTTGCATTTACAGAAACACCGGTATGTGGCACTAAATGTATAGTTCACAGACAGGGAAGCGGAATTATCAAGCTAAGAGGCATTACAAATCAGTGCAAGGCAAGATTTTTAGTATCATATAGCGGTAATATTCAGATACCAGCAGGTGGTACAGTTGAAGCTATTTCACTTGCTATTGCAGTAGATGGAGAACCTTTACAGTCAACACAAATGATTGTGACCCCGGCAGCAGTTGAGAATTTCTTTAATGTGTCGGCACAGGCTTATATTGATGTGCCTTGCGGTTGCTGCAGTACAGTAGCGGTGCAGAATACATCTACACAGGCTATTGATGTACAGAACAGTAATTTGATTGCAGTAAGGGAGGCTTGATATTATGCATAAATGGGCTAAACAGATTATGGAATGTGTCAAGGCGAAAGTTGAAGCAATCGGATTAGATAACTTTGAGGGGCAAAACCTTGACGATTTAAAGGATTTTACAGAAATAGCAAAGAATATAGCTTGCTTTGACAAGGATTACAGGATTGTTGAAGCTATGGAAAAATCAGAAGATAACGAGGATATTATCCGTATGGTTGAACAGTACGAAGATTATCCAGATAGAAGATTCTATGATAACTACCGCTATGCTAACGGCAGACTTGCACCGAAAGGTAGAGGAACAAGGAGAGGTTATATAGAGCCGCTTTATTTTCATCAAATGCCAGACGATTACAGGACATGGGAAGATAAACCTATGCAGGAGAGAATGAGAGACCTTGACCGCATGAGTGGTAGAATGCACTATACAGAGCCAACGACTGCTATAAGAGACAGCAGAGAAGGCAAAAGTGGCATGATGAGGAGATCATACATCGAAGCGAAAGAAATGCATAAGGACAAAGACACAACTATGCAGGAACTGGAAAAGTACCTCAAAGGAGTTAGTGAGGACATTACAGATGTGATCGGCAGCATGACCCCGGAAGAACGGTCAATGCTTAAATCAAAAATGTCTACACTTGTAACAAAATTGTAACAATTGCACATGATATATATAAGCGTGAGGGAGTGCATAGTCGCTCTCTTGCGTTTTAAGGGGGCATATAGCTTGAATTTTGAATTAAATGGTATTCGATGGCAAATTGTATGGGTGGACAATAAAAGTTCGTTATTGAGCCGTATAGATGGCTCTATGAGCGTGGGAGTAACAGACATGAATACCCACTGCATATATTTGGCTAAAAGTTTGCATGGGACATTTTTGCGTAAAGTGATTATACATGAACTGTGTCATTGCGTTTGTATGTCGTATAACATATATATGCCTATAGAACAGGAAGAGATGCTGTGTGACTTTGTTGCTACATACGGCGACCAAGTATTTGAAATTGTTGATATATTAACAGGATATATGGGAGATAGAATGTATGGATAACATAGATAAGATATTAAAGTATATAAAACGAACTAACCCAGAAATGACCAGGAAAAAGCTGATAGAAGAGTTAGGGCAATCGCACTATCTTGCCAAAGCTCTTGTTATTGTATCAAATCAAAAATAAAAATTAATTTTTCAAAAATTCTTATAAAAAAATATTCGGATTAATGTATACCCCCCCCTATCAAATAATTCTGAAAATTTCGGACGGTCAAAAATTTTTTCTCGGCTTTTCCTCAATTTCATGCGAGTTTTGTTTGGATTTTTGAACAGAATCAAAACACTTCAACGTGGCAAAGTAAGGCATAACCCAAACCGGAACCAGCCACACGGCAAAAGAACACCGCCAACAGGGGTTATAATATGCCATTGTCGCCGCGCTAAACTTTGCGCACTGCTTTGTGTGCCACTGTTAATAGATTTACTCGCCTGCAAATTCAAAAAGCCTTAAAACGCAAATAAACGCGTTGTTATCTTTGCTCATACAACAGCAATATAAACCGGGCGAGATCCACCACCAGAAACGGCAGCAGACAGGCGCAATTAATAAGCCGTAACATATGATATAATTGCATATACAATTCATGCAATTAATTATGACATTATTATATAATCGTTTGTGCTGATAAGCTGGATAAGTTTATCTACAAATTGATTTGATATTAAAGCGTGGGTGTCATCCCCTTTTGTGTTCAGCTTGTCAATGTCTATGATTTCCAATGCCGGATATGCGTTGAGGCGAAAAGAATCAATAGGCAAATGAAAAGAATGTGTGTCTAGGCTGTAAAACAAATAATAGTTATACAGCGGGTGCTCTTTTAGTTCCACGCCGTCAAAAATTGGGTACCCGGTCAATTCGCGGTGAATGCACGCTGGCTTTAAAATTGACAGCATGATTTCTTTTTGTTTGTAATAGCCTTCCTTTTTCTCCTTCGCTTTCGCCTCGTTGTCGTGCTTATCACACCAATAAGGATCACGTAACTTTTTATATCTATATTCCCTTTCTTTGTCTCGCCAATTTTTTGCTCTTTTGTTCGAGCTGTAGAGACAGTTCGCGAGCATATCGGTTGTTATGATATGATTATTTAAGTTTTGCACATACAACGCGGGTGTTTTCATATTGAGCCTCCTTTATTACATTTATAACACATACATACAAGCGTAGCAATATATTTTTCAACTGAGATTGAACCAACCGCAACCCATCAGGAGCGGCAATAAAAAATAAAGAGCTCGCCAAATAGCAAGCTCTTTATATTCCACAATGGAACTATTAATATATTACATATAAAATGCATCAACTTTACATTCCACAATGTAACTATTGAATTCATATTATCATAACAAAAATGTTATGTCAAGCTTGCAGTTGCACTGTTGGCTACAACTTGTATGTTATTTTTTAAGTAGCAGCAAGGGGCGGAATCGAACCGCCCGGGATTCCTTTAATTCTTGCCGATTTTTACGAGAATGCCCGGCGGGCTATCTCGTCTAATATTTTCTTTTTGTTCTCAGTCGTTGGAGCAAGAAGCCAATCCGGAGTAACAACGTAATTAACACATTTAACGCCGTTTATGCTTCTTTCCTGTCTCTTCACCTGCGGGTTAAGATCCATTGCACCAGTGTAAACACCTTCGCCGTCCAGCCTTGTAACATCAGCGGCGATATATCCCGCCTTTCCTCTGTATCCTCTTGACAGCTCAACAATTATCTTGTTGCCGTTCTTATCCAGATCAGTAAAAGTTATTACCTCTCTGTAAATTTTGCCGTCGTGCTGCGCTCTTATTTCCTCTGTGTAGTTTCTCATGTTGTTACCTCCTAAAATATATTCTTTTCGGTCTGCCATCATCAGAGCCGGGAGACCGCCCCCGGCTGACGCTCCGGGAGTTGGAGCGTTTCGGCCGTTAATATTTGCTAGGCTTTTCATATCGAATAATTGCCACCGTTTCCCCGGTACTCTTAAGAACCCCCCAGCCGTTCCACATTGGACCATTAAGCCCTAATAATCTCGGCTGTCCGAACAACTCCGGGCGCGTCCTCTCCGCCCAATCGTCATCGTGATAATCATATATGAGATTTTTAAATTGCTCCGCTGTCTTGATCTCAGTTGGGAGATCATAAACGCATTTTCTACCATCCTCTAATGTACCAATAACCATTTTTATGCCTCCTTTATGCATTCTATAGAAAAACTTTTGACTTCTTCATCTGTCATCAATCCGGCAAGTTCAAAACTTAAGTCTTGCGGATCGAGCGTGTATACATCTGTTGTCCCGTCTGTGAATTTTACTTTAATTGTTGTTTTCATGTTCTACGCCTCCTTAATGATAAAATCTGCCTGGGCTTTCTTTGCCTGATCTTTTGTCATGTCTACAATTCCTATAATATTCTTTGTGATCTTTTCTCTTACAATGTACTTTTTCATTTTCTCATTCTCCTTTGTATTTTCTGCCTTGCTATCCACCAGACACCGGCGGCAAGCTCTTGCAAGTCGTCAATGTCTGTCATGTGGAATTGTCAAGGCGCTATCTCTTTAATGTGACTAAATTATAACGCACTTATACATTTGAAACAAGATGGAATAATAACCAAAATAACGCACATATAATACATTAAATATGTGCATTGTGTATAACGCACATATACATATTGACATTATAACGCACTTATGCTATTGTTGATCTATCATATATAAGGAGGTAAGGCAAATGGCAGAATTAAAAACAAGTCAGAGCCAGCGCAAGGCAGTAAGGAGATACGAGAACAACAACTATAGACTTAATATTGTATTTCCGCGAGGAACAAAGGAACGCATTGAAGCGTTAAACCTCAATAAAACAAATTCAGCATTTATAAGAGATACTATATTGAATAAACTTGATGAGCTTGAAAAGATATTAAAATAACGCACATATACATATTGACATTATAACGCACTTATGCTATTGTATAGTCAACAGATAAGACAAGGAACAACCGCCAGAGGCGGAGAAAGAGAGGGCAAAAATGAGAATTGAAGGAATAGGAGTTATAAGCAAAAATAAAGCACTGTCAATATTGACAAAAGAGGGCCGCAAGGCGGTAAAAGCTGGGGAGATCACAATTGATGAGCTTGGCGAAATGTACAAGCTGGAGCTTGTAAGAAAAAGTGCAAAGATCGGGAATGTGGAAGATACGTTTCAGGAATCGTATAAATGGATCCCGGAAGAACTTAAACAGCAGTTGAAGCATGAAGTGGATACTTCAGATGATGGCCCGCTTGTAAACTGGGATATGGATCTAGTCACTTTTAAGGGTGCTAGATATGTAATAGAATATATTTTATAAAAGCAAAGGAGAATTTAAAAATGAAGATTGAGGAAGTAGAAAAGAAAGTTAATGAAATGGGATATAATACGGAGTGGAGAACTTCAGAGGCTGGCAATCGCTATTTATGCGCAAACGTTCAGGGCGTAAGCATAAATTTTAGAAAATTGCGCGCGATGAATAGCGAAGCAGTAAAGGGAGAGTTTTTCCCGGACGCTGTAAACGATATAATATATTTTGCGGAGGCTTACGCGGAAGACATAAAAAGCGGAGGCGCAAATATTAACGCCCTTGAATACAGTTATATGTGGACGTATGCGAGCAAGAACAACAACCCGATAGCGTTCACGGAGAACGAAGATAGGGAATGCACCGCGAAAATTCCAAACTTTGACGGATTAGACGAAGAAGTCATAAGCGTTAGAAGTGAAATATTAGCAAAGCGCGGCATAGAATACCGCGAAATGAAAGAATATAAGGGCTTTTTATAAATCAAAATTTGTCAAACTTTGACGCACGGTTATTATTGATATAATAGCCGTGTTTTTTTATGCTTATTATATATTTAAAATATTGGAGGTATAGAAAAAGTGTTGGAACGTGGTTACTGTTATAAACTAAATATAAAGAGCTGTCAAATAATGATAAATGAGTATAACAGATCAGCACAGAAAAATGGATTGCCCCCGGCGTCTATGTGTGACATATTCGCGATTTTTGAAGAGGAAAACGACCGGGCGCGCTGCATGCTGGATTTGGGGCCTTATGCGCATGTATGTGTTAGCGTCTGCGTAGAACAGCTTGAGCAGCACAAAGCCGGGCGGCAAAGTGATGGAAGTTGGAACTATCCGACATTGTTTGATCTGTCAGAGCGAGAGGCGATAAAGGAATATAACAGAATGTGGGATCAGATCGCAAACTGGCCATAAATCAAATGTTGACAAATAAATAAAACAATGGTATATGTTTTATTGATGTTTTTTATTCATATCTAAACACTAAAGAGGTATTAACCGCATAGAGTATATTAAACTGTATTCTATGCGGTTTTGTTGTATATATAATATATAGCTAGAGAGGAGGCGGAAACATGGAGAATAGCCAGGAGGTAGAAATATTTGATAATGAAATAGATATGTATTTACAAGAGTTCTGCGACAATCACAAGCCGCCTATTGATGATCTCACAAACTGCCCACAAAATCTGTGGTCTGGTGCTATGATGTATATATATAGACGTATGTTTAAAGGTACAGATAGATTATTAAATAATAATAATATATATATGTCTAAAGGTGCTATATATTCAAATATGTATGATTATAATAAATGTTTAGATATATGCGAGTATTATATATATATTTGTGGTCTATATAATAAAGTGCCATCAATAATAGATTATTGTCACTTGACAGGCATTGACAATGACACAATAACGGAGTGGGGCAAGGATAAGCCAAGCCACCCGCGGACAAGAATTTACAAAAAACTTCGCGGTTTTCGTGAGAATTGTCTGACAAATCGACTAATTGACACAAAACAGGCGGTTGGTTTAATTGCGATACAAAACAGGGAATACGGCTGGAACGATGCCGGCGGAGCTGCTGCTGGAAGTGCCACAATCGCACTAACTGCCTCAGATGTGCGCAAATTGTTAGAGTCAAATTGTGCCAAACTTCCAGACAATTCAGCACAGCCGGAGGCCATAGAGGTTGATTGCACCGTGTCAAATTGTATGAACAATTCAAACAATTTAAGACAGGCTGAAAACGTAGGAAATAAGCCATTTTTTGGCGGTGATGATACGGATTAAATATATAATTGTGCGCAAAACAAGGGTTTTGCGAATAGATACAAAGGCATAAGCGACATAATAGCAAATTGTGTGAACAATTAAAACAATATTAGCACTTAGACATAATGAGCGCTAAAAAAGATCACTGGAGGGGGTGGGGGTGTGGCAGGACCCCAGGAGAGCCCCTACTAAGCCCCCCAAATATTTTTAAAATAAAAAAGGCTTTATCAGCCACATATAAATATATCAAGTATAAATCTACATATGACACCAAATATACATAAAACAGCAATACATTATCTGAAAAAAATATAGACAAAATCCAAATAATGTGTATATAATGCATACATAACAGTTATCTATCGGTCAGATAGATATTCTTTAATCACATCAGACAAAACTATAAAATCCCCAAAAGGAACAAAATGAACGGAATTGAATATCAAATGGCTGCCATGCGTACAAATGATGGCAGGAATAGAGATAGACTTCTTAATGCTGTTTCAACAACAAATGGAATAGACGTTGCTGAACTGCTTAATGGTGTTATAGGTCTTACAGGCGAATCAGAAGAAGTTGCTGATCTTGTTAAAAAGGGCGTATTTCACGAAAAAGGCATAGACATAGACCACTTGAAGAAAGAATGCGGTGATGTAATGTGGTACGTTGCCATGATCTGTGATGCAAGCGGATTTACCCTTGATGATGTTATGCAGACGAACAAGGAAAAACTTGAAAACAGATATCCGGATGGATTTGACACTTGGAGAGCCAACCACAAACAGGAGGGCGACATATGATTGAACTTATCATTTTGCTTTGGATTGCCATAAAACTTAATGCCCCTGTTTGGATATACATATTGTTGGGCATAATTGCTTTAATTAAGGCCGTGGCGTTTGGGATAAATCTCAGCAAGAATAACTAAACATTGGGAGGTAATCACTATGGCGAAAGATAAATGCAGCAATTGTGAATACTGCATAACAGAAGATGGTGATAAGGTTTGCAACAATCAGAATAGCGAATATTATTCAGATTATGTTGAACCTGGACATGTATGTTTGGATTATGAGGGCAAAAATAATGAGTGTGACTGATGATATTCTGAAAACTGACTACAGTTTACAATTTGATGAAAAACGCAAGGCTTTAGTGGTTCAAAGTCATTATAAGTATGGCAGAGCCGGAAGAAATTTTGCTACAGGCAATGTTGACGCAATAGGCAGCCTTGAAAAATGCCTTGCAAAGTTTAAAGAGACAGGAAATACGGAATACCTTCTTGATGTTGCCAATTATGCTATGTTTAGATATATGTGGCCGCAAAGTGGAGAATACTTTAAACATACTGACAGTGATGAATCAGCCGGAATAGTCGGTATGAGCGTTAATGAAATGGAGAAATACAAATAGGGCTATCGCCAAGTGGTAAGGCACAGGACTTTGACTCCTGCATCCGTGGGTTCAAATCCCACTAGCCCCGCTACTGAGTATAGGCAGTTGTTGCAAGTAGCCTTTCCACCTATACAGTCCACCATGACTAACCATGGGAGCCTTGAGACCATACAAGGCGAATGTGAATGATTAGCTCAGTTGGGAGAGCAATAGATTTTTAATCTATGGGCCATGGGTTCGAGTCCCATATCGTTCATGCGGTTAAGGTTTTCAAATTCTTTTACCTTGACCGGACAAATGTTTGTTTCATTTGTGCTCCTTTCACTCACTAGCGGAATGCTGAATAAAGGACCGTCACCAGGTCCGGTGAGTGTTTTGCGAAAATCAGCCTACAGAATGCCAATTGTAGCCGTATAGGCGGTCGAATACTCCTCCCCAGAGTAAATGATCACAAGCCCCGGCATACGGCTATGTAGTATGCCATATGTATAATGACGCGGAGTAGAGCAGTCTGGTAGCTCGCTAGCCTCATAAGCTAGAGGCCATGGGTTCAAATCCCATCTCTGCTATTTGTTGGCCAAAGTTAAGCTCTTTCTAAGTATTGGGTCTATGGCTTGGCTGGCAATCTTGAAATGCATTAACAAGGTTTGAACAGCATAGTGCGAGATTGGTTCAATTCCTATGCTTGGTGTGAGTAAGGTGCAAGTCCTTATGTTCAAATTTGCTAGAACAATAGTCAAGTGGTAAAGACACTGCTCTTTCACGGCGGTGACGAGGGTTCGACTCCCTCTTGTTTCATTACAAAAAAGAGATTCATGGTTGTGAGGTGAAATATGGCTAAAGGCACACATAGATGTGATCCGGATAAGTTTTCAGAGGCAGTAGCAGAATATATGGCTGGCAGAGTTACACAGACTAAAGCTGCGCAGATAGCTGGAATGAGTACTCCAACCTTTTTAAAATACCTTAATATGCTATTTAGCGGAGAACCATTTCCAGACACATTGTTTGTTTTTGAAGATAAGGAGAAAAAATGAGAAAAATTGCACTGATAATGGCATTGACATTAACTATGTTGACTGGTTGTTCCGGGCATGATGTAGAACCGGAACAAAGTTATATTGCTAATAAATACATAGATTTGACAACGGTTTATGAAGATGTAAATTATAATATAGAAGTCATGTATGACAAAAATACAGGCGTTATGTATCTTTGCAAATATGGTCAATCTAGCAGTTTCATGACACCTATATACAATGCTGACGGCACATTAAAGCTATATGAGGAGAAGTAAAATGTGTGAATTTTGCAATGGCAAACGTCAAAAGATAGAAAATGGTTATACATACGGAAATGCAATGATAGTTGGCGATACATATAACTGGCATCTGTCCTACGACAATAGTGGAAACGAATATGGGTCGGGGCGGTTTGACATAAATTATTGCCCTATTTGTGGCAGGAAGTTGGTGGAGGAATGATAGTTAATATTGATGCTAGCGTGTACACGATGAATAGAAAAGGCTTTAGAGGAGTTTTAAAAATAGCGTCAAAGGCTGTTAAATTTGGCATATATGCCGTAGTTAAGGATGACAAAGCAATTATGCTAAACGAGAAATATGAAGATATAGGCAGTCTTAAAAATGCAGTTACAGAATATAAAAGGCATGGGTTTAAGGTGTATTGGAATGAGAATAATAATGACGGTGGACAATCGTAAACAAGAATACACAGAAGAGCACTTTAAACGTGGCAATCCTGAAAAAGACGGCAATTATATTGTGATATCACGCACAGGTGCTATTTGCCGTGATAACTACAGTAGCGATAGTGGATGGCAAAAGTCGGAAAATGATGGAACTGTGGAGTATTTGCCACAATCATGGGAGAGATTTAATGAAACATGAAAAAGAATGGCACACTTGTGACAGGTGCGGAAAAGAAATGACATTTTACAATGAGAAATACGCTCATTTCAAAACAGAAGAATTAGAACCTTTACATAAGGAAACTATATACACGGCAGAAGATTTAGCAAAACAAACACTCCCAATGGCTATATGGAGAAACGAACACAAATATGATTTGTGCCCTAAGTGTAGGAAAGATTTTAAGAGGTTTATGAGGAATGAGTAAAATATTTAAAATGCCTGAAAATGTGATAATTCCAAAAGCTAGAGTTGAAAAAACAGGGGAAGAAGTAATGTCAGTTGCGTTTGATTTAGGGTTGGAAACAGGAGAACAACCAATAGCAATGGTAGTTGAGAACCATAACGGAAAAACCTATATCAGAAAACTTATCAAAGATGATGAAGCGTTGGAATTGCATAAGTTGTTGACAGAATAGTAAAATAAAGCAGTCAAAACGGAATTACCGGCTAACAAACGGAGTTAGTCGCTACCCTAGAAAAATTATAGGCAGAGGCCATAGCACCTCTGCTTTTTAGCGAGGTGCTATTTTTTATGTCTGAATTACAGAATTTGATTAAGGATTGCGAAAAATACATAGATATCCGGGGCATAGACGAAACAATTATCAATGCCTATCTTGATACTTGCCAACTAGCCAAAAATGATGGTGATATCACTACGATGCTTGAATGCACGGCAAGGTCAAAGGCAATCGTGAATCAATTCTGTTTGAAACAATTCGGAATGGATATATGGGGAATTGAGAAATTTGCCCAGGCAAACAAGACAGAGATAGAGCTTGTCAATCAATATTACCAAATTCTGAAACTTGAATCTTATGATAAATTTGAAAGTTTTATTTTTTACATGGAGAAGAATAGAGCTTGGCAGAAGAGATTTTATCAGCCCAGGCGGAAAACCTTAAATGTTGTTGCACAAGATTTGGAAGATTTGGAGCAGCGCAAAATCAAGTTCTATGGCTTGTCTATGCCGTCCCGTGTTGGAAAGAGTACGATTTGTATTTTTTTCCTTGCGTGGATTATGCTACGCAGACCAAATAGCCATTCAGCAATGGGTGGACATTCAGGAATACTTGCTAAGGGATTTTACAAAGAACTTATGAATCTTGTATCAACGCCTGAGTACACATTTGGAGAATTGTTTGGTTATTATCACCCAAAATACAAATCAGTTGTTACGGATAAAAGTGCGGATGAATTTACGATTACGCTTGGTGATCCGGACAGATTTGCAACAATTACTTGTAGGGGTATTGATGGCACATGGACAGGTGCCGTTGATGTATCAGCGGACGGATATCTGTATGTCGATGATCTTGTGCGTGATCGTGAACATTCTCTGTCACCTACACGTATGGAGAATACCTATCAGGAATACCTTAACAAAATGGTAGACCGTAAAAACGACGGTGCAAGAGAATTGATGGTTGGTACTCTTTGGAATGTCCTAGACCCGCTGGAACGTCTCAGAAAACAATATGAAAAAGATCCTCAATATAGATTCAGGCAAATACCGGCACTTAATGAGAATGACGAAAGTAATTTCAACTATGAAATAAACGGATTTTCCACGGAATACTATAGAGATATGCGAGACAAATTGGATAACGCTGAATGGATGGCTAAGTTCATGCAAAAGCCTTACGTCCGTGAGGGATTGCTATTCCCAACAGAGAATCTTAGATATTTTAACGGAGTTTTACCAGACGGAGATTGTAGGTACATCGGTGTTACAGATATAGCCTGGGGTGGTGGCGATAGCTTATCAATGCCTATTGGCGTTGAATATGACAACGGTGATGTGTATATCATAGGTTGGGTGTTTAATAAGGGCACAAAAGAGGTTACAGTGCCACTTGTTGTAGGTCGAATTATTGAAAATGGAATAAGACAAACTAGATTTGAGGGTAATGTTGGTGGCGATCTTTACTGCCAATATGTAGATGAAAAACTACAAGAACAGGGTTATAAATGCTCATGTTCAAGTCGCAAAGCACCAAACAAAGTTGAAAAGTTAGCAAAGATAATAGCCTATTCTGGCGATGTAAAACGTAAATTTATATTTTTGGACACACATAGAAGAACACAAGAGCAGATGCAAAAAGATTCGGAACTTGGAATAAAGAGGTATTACAGAGACGACGAATATCAAGCTGCTATGGATGAGCTGACAATGTTTGTTAGCATCGGTGGCAATGAACACGATGATGCAGCAGATGGAATCACTCAGTTGGAAATGTTTATTGAAAATCCAGAAAATACAGCAGTAGCAGAGGCGACATTAAATCCATTTAGGAGGTATTGATTAGTGGAAACAAAGGAATACTTGCAACAAATAGGCAGATATGACCGACTTATCAATAATAAGCTAGTGGAGCTTGCACAGTACAGATCTATGGCTTGTAGCGTATCAGCAGTCAAAAATGATGAAAGAGTGCAGTCATCACCTAGCTATGACACCATGGACAAGATTGTGTCCAAAATTGAGCAAATGGAAAATGAAATAGACATGCTTGTTGATAGATACATTGACAATAAACGAATAATTATATCCCAGATAGATAGTATGTCTGACGAAATGACTTATCAGATTTTATTTTCAAGATACGTTGAACAAAAGACTTTTGAAAAAATGGCAATAGAGATGAACTATTGTTACAAACAGATCATACGTAGACATGGTAAAGCATTACAGGAATTTGAGCAAAAATGGGGAAACACATATAAGTAGTCCTTAAATGTCCTAGAATGTCCCATAAAACATATTATATAATATATCATGAACAAGTTGATTGATGAACACTTTGTTTTTTCTCATACTTTTTCAAACCTCATAAACCCTTTAGAGGCACCAGTAGCTTTACTGGTGCTTTTTTAATGTAAAAGGAGGTACAAACAATGAACGGAATAGATATTAGTGCCTGGCAAGGCGATGAAAATATAGATTTAAGCAAAGTCCCTTTTGATTTTTGCATTGTCAAAGCAACTGAGGGAACAAGCTATAAGAACAGATACTTTGCAGCGCATTGTGATGCTGTTTTGAAGAAAAAGAAACTGCTGGGTGCGTACCATTACGCTAATGGCGGTGACATACAAAAAGAGGCTGATTATTTCCTGGCACACTGCAAGAAGTACATTGGCAAGGCGGTGCTTGTCTTGGACTGGGAGGCACAGAACAATCCATTGTTCGGCAAGAATGACCTTGAATGGTGCCTTAAGTGGTGCAGTTATGTGCAGAAAAAGACAGGCATTAAGCCACTGATATACATCCAGAAGAGCGCTATGGATGCAGTTAAAAAGTCCGGATATGGCCTGTGGGTGGCTCAGTACCCAGATAATGAGCAGACTGGATATCAGGAGCATCCGTGGAACGAGGGAGCTTATAACTGTTTACTCAGACAGTACACATCTGTCGGCAAACTCCCTGGCTATAATGGCAGTCTTGACCTCAACAAAGCATACATAAGTGCAGCATCATGGCGCAAGCTGGCTACTAAGGCTGTGAAGATTGCCATTATTAAGCCGGTAAAGAAGAGTGTTAATACGATCGCAAGGGAAGTGCTTGCCGGCAAATGGGGCAACGGTGCTGATCGCAAGGCAAGGCTCACCAAGGCTGGTTATGACTACAACAAGGTACAGGCTGCAGTAAACAAGCTCGTTAAGGCATCACAGATTACACAGGATAAGATCATCAATGCGGTTGCACATGAGGTCATTGCTGGCCGCTGGGGCAACGGACAGGAGCGTATCGACAGGCTTAAGGCAGCAGGATATGATCCTGATAAGATTCAAAAAAGAGTAAATGAACTCATGAAGTAGGAGTTGACATGAACAGATTACATTTGCAAGACCTTGTAAGAGGCCACTATGGTAGAAAAATAGCATATACCAATGTAGACACCATTACACCGGATAATATTGTAAATGTAGTCGGTGAGTGCATAGGAGTATTTAACTGGAATAAGCCGATTATAAAGTATTTATGGAATTATTACAAAGGCGACCAGCCAATAAGGTACAGGACTAAAGTAATTCGTGATGATGTAATTAATTACATCGTAGAAAATCATGCATATGAAATTGTGCAATTCAAAGTTGGGCAAACTTACGGAGAACCAGTACAGTACATCAGCCGTAAAGATGATGACAATATCAATAATGCGGTTGACGATCTAAATGATTACATGGTAGACGCTTGTAAGCAAGATAAGGACATAAAGGCTGGCGAATGGCAATCTGCCACTGGTACAGCATTTAAAGCTATTCAGTTTAACCCAAACGGTGATGTACCGTTTAGGATTGTTACACCTTGCCCACTCAATACCTTTATCATATACAACAGCAACACAGAAGAACCGATGGTTGCCGTCACAGAACTTAAGGACAGTGATGGCAAGTGGTATAAGCAGTGTTACACAGCCACACATGAGTGCAAGATATATAACAGCACGGTGACAGACTGGAAATTACACGCTTATGGAGATATACCGATTGTTGAGTACCCTAATAATCACGAAAGAATAAGTGATATTGAGCTTGTAATAGATATGCTTGATGCAATCAACAATATGCAATCTAACAGAATGGATAGCATAGAACAGTTCGTGCAGTCATGGATTAAGTTTGTTAATTGCGATGTTGATAAGGACAAGTTTAAATCTATGAAAGAAATGGGTGCCTTAGTCGTTAAGTCAACTAATGGTGTCAACAATGCCGATGTAGATGTTATGTCGCAAGAACTTAATCAATCTCAGACTCAGGTTGCCAAAGATGACTTATGGGATAACGTTCAGACAATTCTTGCAATCCCAACTAAGCAAGGTAACACAGGCGGAGATACGCAAGGAGCTGTCGAGTTAAGAAATGGCTGGGATTTTAGCAAGACACGAACAAAGTTAAAAGACCCGCTTGTTGCAACGTCAGAAAAACGACTTGCCAAACTTGCGCTTAATGCAATCAGACTGTATGCAGAAGATTTAAAACTGACGGTTAGAGATTTTTCGGTGCAGATAAACCATAGCCCACAGGATAATATGTACACCAAAGCTCAGACTCTGGTTGTTCTACTGCAGGCTGGAATACATCCGCTTGTCGCAATCAAGACTGTTGGATTGTGGGGGGACGCAGAAAAAACATTCTTACTGTCAAAAAAATACTTGGATAAGATATATCTAACTATAGATGACGTAGAACAACAGGAACAAAAAGCACAAGAAATAGTAGATAATCTTGGCAACGGAGGTAATAACAATGGTGACTAGATATACAGTAGTCCAAGACGGACAAGTGTATGAACCAGGTGATGATGTTCCGGATATGGGTAGCATTACCGCATTAGAGTCTAAAGGAAAATACAGAGAATACAACGCTTTGTCTAAGGATATAGATAAGCTACCAACATACGTGTCATTTGGTAGTTCATGCTACATAATAGACACAACAGACTTATATAAGTTTGATGGCGAGAGCTGGATAAAACAGGAATAGAGGTGCGCACATGAATGCAGAGGAAGTATACGCATTACTCAATAAGAAAATTAAAAAGGGCGGCATTACCGATGACCAGATAAGGCAGATCGTGGAGCAGTATCTTAAGGATAATCCAGTACCTATAGACAAGACCTTGACTATTGAAGATACACCAGCAGATGCAAAGGCGACTGGTGACACTATAAATGCAATTAAGGACACTGTGGATAATCTTAACGACATATTACTTGACAAGTTCTTTTCTTTGCAAAGAACAGGCAAGATATACGGAGTTAAAGTTCCAAAATCGACATCAAATCCTACATCTTTGTGTGAAAAAACAAGGGATAATAAAAGTCTTGTGTGCGTACCGTCTACGGACACAGTAGAAAATCAAGATGATTACGAAAACATACCATTATTCAAATGGTATGAAGTCAATTATAAGCGATACGATGATGGCTTTGCATACCCTACGGCATTTGTGGGTGACAGCACATATAAAACAGATGGCGATGTAGATATGGGTGCCATGCAAATGACGTTTTACTACGCTTGGCTTGATGTGTCAGACGAGTATAGAGAACTTGTCATATCCGATACACCACATGAAGAACTCGGACTTAAACCATGGGAACAAGCGGTACGTGCAGATGGCACGATAATGCCTTATTTCATTCAGTCAAGATACTTAAGTGTTACAGGCTCAGATGGGTTACTGCATTCTCAGCGAGGCAAAGTCACAAGAAATCAAAGTTATCAAAACATGATAACCAACTATGGCAAGAAAGGCGCCGGCTATACCGGAGCTGGCTCAGACAGATATACATTTGCACAGATATTTAACCTTATCAAGTATGCAAACAAGTCAAGTCAAGATAGCATGGCGGGTGTAACAAGTTGGAACATACAATATCCATCAAGCGTGCAATCAGCAGATAAGCATAATTATTTTCCGGTTACAAACGCACAAGCTGATAATTTGCAAGTAGGATTATGTGTATCTGTTGGATATGCCGATACTTCTGGCTCACTTGATAGAGGTGTATCAAGTGTTCATGCTTATGCTGATGATGTAAAAATCACAGCAATAGAAACGCTTGACGATAGCAATAAGGCGGTATACCTTGACTGCCAACCATTTGATACTCTACCGGTTGGCGAAAGACAGATATACATGACGTCAATGCACGCACATAGTGGTGATACTGATGCCGTAATTGGACACCATGATGGCTCTCCTGCTAGCAATTCAGATGGAAAACATCCTTGTAGAATACAGGGTGTTGAGTATATGGTTGGTGGTGGAACAATAGCATCTGACACCGTAATGGTGTTTAAATCTGATTATTCTAAGGATGTGTATGTTGCTCCTAGGGGAACAAAACATGTTACAGATGAAAGCACTATAAAATCAAGCTACTTGCTTGTCGGAAATATTGCAGCAAGCACAGACGGCAAAGGTTCGGATTATTGGACAGGTGATGTGGAGCAGAATTATGGAGCGTGGCTGCCTACAAACCAAGTGGCTAATAGTGGCCAAGGCAATAAAGATATTCTTTATGCAGGTGGCACTAGTACTAGTGGGACTAGAGAATATTACCAGGGCGGTTATCTCTGGCATGGCACGAATGCGGGCTTTTGTTGCTTGAATTGCTGGCCCGGGCTTGTCGGGGCGAACTGGAATTACTTGTCGGCCGATTAAAAAGCTTTTTTGCGGTTACAAGGTATACAAATTGCTTAAGGTAGCAAAGAAAGGTGGTAAGCAATGATAGTAAGAGCAGAAGAACCACAGCAAGAAGCTGTTATAAAAATAGATACCAGAGGGATAGCATGGGTGTACTTGTGTCTTAATGAAAGAGTTAAGACAGAGGAATATGCAGAACCCGGAGAACAGCCAAAAGCACATACATACTATGAGTATGATGGAACACAGTTTCATGCTCCTGTTGAAAGTCTTAATCTTCAAGATATCAACAACAATCCTCAGAAGTATGACGGCTATGAACCAGCCAAAATACCGTCTGATATTGAGCGCATAGACGCACAAGTAACATATACGGCAATGATGACTAACACACTGCTGACGGAGGAATAGCCTATGTATGAAAAAATAAAAAAATGGTATCAAGTCTATCATATATGGAATGCTGAAATGGTTAAGCAAGCCTATGATAAAGGGCTGATAACAGAAGAGCAATACAACAATATAATCAATGGAAATTAGCAATCACGTTTGTGGTTGCTTTTTTTATACAAAATTTCGCAAGTGCCGTGAGCGTAGAAAACGGCAATGTCAATCGGTGGCGTTGCACCGTATAAAAACGTAGACATACGGAGGTAATCAATGAAAAGAGAAGATTTAGTATCAATGGGTTTGACCGATGAGCAGATCGAAAAGGTCATGGCTGAAAATGGTAAGGACGTTCAGTCTGCTAATGCAAAGGCAAACAAGAACAACACAGAACTTGAAAGACTCAAGGCTATTGAAAAAGAGTATGAGGATTTAAAGGGGCAGAGTATGTCTGAGGCAGAAAGAAATGCCAAAGCTCTTGAAGATGCTCAGAAAAAGATAGCAGAGCTTGAAAAGACACAGGCAATTGCAAGTCAGAGAACAAGTGCAGCCGAGAAATTCAAGATTTCTACTGAACAGGCAAAGCTAGTGGTTAAAGATGATGGTTCCATGGATTATGACACTCTTGGAAAGATTATCGCAGATAAAGAAACTGCCGCTGCCCAGGCTAAAGAGAAAGAGATAGCCAATGGCTCAACACCGCCGGGTAATGGTGGTACAGGCAGCAATTCAAGTGACAACAAGACGGAGGCGGAAAAAATAGCTGCCGGTCTTATTGAAAATCAAAATACAAAAAATGATATTTTGAAACATTACATTTAAGGAGGGAAATATAGATGCCAAGTATGAATATGCAGTATGAAGAAACAACATACTCAGGTGATGTGCAAATTCTCAAGAGAGAGCCAAACGAGGCTATACCTCTTACTTTGGATTTTGAAGAAGTTACAACAAAGGTGAATGGCAAAAAGATAGTTAAGGCTGGAACTCCGATTGGTAAAGATGGCAAGGCTGATAACACAGCAACAGTGGTTGGCATACTTCGTTTTGATGTGACAGAAGATAGACCACAGGGAGTTCTTCTTAAGAAAGCATATCTTAACACAGCAGTTGCAGAAAAACATTCAGGAGTAACATACGATGCAGCAGTCAAAACAGCTCTGCCAATGATCGTATTTGAGTAATTCAGGAGGTAAAACATATGTTAGTAAATGAAGTTATTGACAGTAAGTCAATTGCGCTGTCAGCAACAGAAAACGCAAGTAATCAGATTCCGTATCTTGGATTACAGTGGTTTCCGGAGAGAAAGAAACAGGGACTTGACCTACAATGGATAAAAACACATAAGGGACTTCCTGTATCTCTTGCACCATCTAACTTTGATTCAATTCCAACAATCAGAGCTAGAGAGGGACTTTCTAAGGAAAAGACACAGATGACATTTTTCCGTGAGGGAATGACCATAGGCGAGGCAGAAATGCTTGAAATAGAAAGAGCAAACACTGCTGATGACCCATACCTTGCAAGTGCCATTAGTGCGGTATATGACGACACAAACAGACTTGTAAGCGGTGCGGAAGTTGTTCCAGAGAGAATGAGAATGGCTCTCCTTTCAACAGTAAATGGACATCCAGTTATCACTATTAAGAGTGACGGTGTTCAGTATTCCTATGATTATGATTCTGACGGATCATACACTACAGATCATTACATCAAGCTTGATGGAACAAGCATGTGGAGCGATACAGCTAATTCAAAGCCACTTACAGACCTTAACATTGCAAGAAAGAAGTTACAAAAACAAGGCAAGATTGCTAGATATGTGCTTATGAACAGCAATACATTCCAGTATTTGCTTGATAATGCACAGATAAGAAACGCAATTCTTGCACAGAACCTCACAGCAACTATTGAGGTTGACGATGATACTGTTATTTCAGTAGTGCAGAAGAGAACCAAACTTACTATCGTGCTTTACGATAAGATGTACATTGATGACGAGGGTAATGAACAGTATTTCTATCCGGATAATAAGGTTACACTTCTTCCAGAGGGTAATCTTGGCATTACATGGTTCGGCACTACACCAGAAGAGAGAACTGCAAGACAGGTAGCAGATGTTGATGTAACTCAGTATGGTACAGGAATTACAGTTGCTACAAAGACAGAGTACGGTCCACCAATGAAGATGTCAACATTTGCGTCTGAGGTTGTTTTGCCATCTTATGAAAATATGGATAGTACTGCCGTAATTGAAGTTCATCATGAGTAGGAGGTAACTTATGATATATCCCTATATCGTTGTAAAAGATGGGGTATGGTATGATGCCGGAAATGACGTCCCAGAAACAAGCAGACCAGAAACAGAAAAAACTGATTCTGGTGTTGCTGTTCATACCAAGACCGAGATCAACAGAATGTCAACAGACGATCTAAAAGCGCTTGCAATATCAGAGGGTATAGATAACGCCGAAAACATGACAGGCGGCGCATTAAAAGAAGTGCTTATAGCCCATTTTGCTTTGTAGGAGGTAGTCGTGGAATACACATTGGTAGAGCAGGTCAAAATACGAAAAGGTCAATATGAAATCGGTGACGATGACTCTATCAAGTGGACTGACCTACAGGATAATCCAAGAATAGAGCAGCATATTGAGGAAATTAAGCAGGAAATACGCAACAAGCGTAATTACCCATCTGATTACACAGATGAGCAAATAGAAGAAGATATGAAACGATATACGACCAACATAGTCAATTTGGTTGTATACGACTTATCTCAAGCTGGTGAGGAATACATGGCAAGTTATGGCGAAAATGGAGTCAGTCGTAGTTGGATTGACAGAAATAAGCTGCTAGCTGATGTGTTCCCGTTTGTTGAGATATTATAGAAGATTGTGCGTTACCTAACGGTAGCAGAGGGCATACATTATGGTGGTGGTGGGCGGTATGCAAACATAAGAGAAAGGCGGTAGATATATGCCAGTAGCAATAATTATCAGCATCATATCGGTTACTTTCTCTATTTTTTTTGGAATTGTCAGCCTTGTGCTGAATATCAAGAATAATAGAAGAACTGATAATTCAGACCTAGAGGATAGAGTCCGAGAAAACACCCGCATAAATATGAAGTTAGATGCCATATCTAGCAACACTAAGGACATAAAAGATGAAGTCGTGGAAATGAGAAAAGAGCTTAATTCCCATGACAACAGGATTATTAAAGTTGAGGAAAGTGTTAAGTCGCTTCATCATCGCATAGATGGAATGGAAGCACGACTCAACGAAAACAAGGAGGTGTAAAAATGGATGTTATACAGAGTCTTGTAGCCAATATGGCTATTATAATGTCTGTCATAGGCGCACTCACATTTGTGGTGGCGGTAATTACACAAGTAATCAAAGGCGTTGGTGTATTTAAGAAGATACCAACCGACATATTGGTGTTTGTGCTGTCCATAGGCATTACCGTTGTGGCTTTTATAGCCTATATGCAGTACATACATATGACAATACTTTGGTATATGATTCTTGCAGCTATTCTAGCCGGATTTGTAGTTGCATTTGTAGCAATGTATGGTTGGGAAAAGTTATCTGAGCTTTGGAAACGATTTGGCAAGGATGTGAAGTAATGTCACTTGAAATCAATAAGCAATCTATGAAATATGCTTCTTATGGCAAAGAAGTAGAGATATATGAAAAAGATGATGACGGCAATATAAAGTATTTCGTTACAGAAGAGGGTCAAAAAATACCTCTTATAGACCATAAGGAAATATCATACGAAGAGCCTATATCATTTAGGGCTAATATCTCTTTCTCTGGCGGTGAAGCACAGGCAAAAGAATATGGCTTTGATGTCAATGATTTTGACGCAATCATAGTTACAGATAGAGGAGCATACCCTATCAAAAAAAGTGACATTATATGGCTTGATAGCAAAGTTGAATACACAGAGGATGGCTATATTGATAAAACTTCTGCTGATTTTACAGTTGTAGGAGTCAAGCCAGCTTTGCGGTCAACAAAATATGTCCTTAAGGCGGTGGTCAAGTGAAAAAAACAATAGATGTATCTTTGTCTGTGAGCAGTTTACAGAATGCAATTAAGGAGCTTAAAGCCTATCAAGCAAGGCTTGACCATAAATGCGCCGTTATTGCTGAAAGATTGGCTGATGATGGCGTAGAAGTTGCTAGAGTTCAACTCGCGAACTTAGACGCGATATTTAAGGGTGAGTTGATTGAAAGTATACAATCAGAGTGTGTTACAGATACAGAGGGTAGTCACACATGGGCGGTTGTAGCCGGAACAGATCATGCAGCATTTGTTGAGTTTGGAACTGGTGTTATAGGTCAAAAGAAACCATACAAAGGCGAATTACCTCCAGGAGTATCTTGGCAATATGCAAGCGGTCAAACAATCCACCAACTCAAAGATGGTCGAATTGGTTGGTTTTACAGAGACGATAATGGTCATTGGTGGTTTACGGAGGGTATGCCATCTAGGCCATATATGTACAATACTGCTCGTGAACTTGAAAGAAAAGTCAAGAACGTTGTGAAAGAGGTGTTTGACAATGGATAATGCATGGGCAATAGAACTTGGCCCGACTATATATAGCATTGTCAAGGCCAAAGCAACAGAACAACTTAAAGATAAGTACCCAACACTTAACGTTACAGATAAAGGTGAATCAGATCAACCGGCAGTATTTCCAACAGTCTATATTCATGAACTATCAGGAATGGAACTAGGGCAAGATTTAGAGGGACAGACAATCAACGCTGTAAGAGAAACAATACAGGTTGATGTGACTTCCAATAAGAATCACAGCGAATGCAGAAAGATTATGTCCAAAATAACGGACATATATAAACAAATGAGATTTTCAGTCACCGGAACGCCTCAATACAGTGTTAATGGTGGAACCTATATATGTAACATGCGATTTAGCCGTGTGTTTGGGGCTGGTGACACAATATTATAGTTAGCAATTAGAGCCATGTGGCTCTTTTTTTATGCACATTTTTAAGGAGGTAAAGACATGGCAGTACCAGGATTAAGTACACTGGGTATTACTTTTGGTTATGGTGTTGAAACAACCGCCGGAGAAAAGCCAACGGCATTTACTCAGCTATCAAGAATCAATGAGCTTGGCGATGCTACAGCAGAACCAGAAGCTATTGACGCTTCGGCTCTTGAAGATTTTTACACAAGAAACATATCTGGTAGAACTACTGTATCTGATACATATACAGTAACAGTAAACTGGACACCAGATACACTGGCGGAGTGGGAAAAGGTGCTTGAAGAGTACAAAAAGTTAGAGGGAACAGGCAAATCTATGTGGTTTGAGACAATCACACCTGGATTTACCAAGGCAGAGTTTATCAAGGCTCAGCCGCCATCAGTTCTTCCAGTGGCTTCAAAGGGTCAGAATGAGCTCTTAACGGTTGAAATCAACCTTATACTCGAAGACCTTGTCGGCTTTGATACAAAGGTAGCTTTTACACCGGGGGAATAGCAGACCACTCAGATACAGCCGTGCTGAGTGATGACGATACAAAAGATACAAAATCGGCTGATTATACGTATTAAGCAAACAAGGGGCGGTTTTCGGACTGCCCCTTTCCTATTAAGAGTAGGAGGAAAGGAAAATAGCATGACAATTACAATGAATGGCAAGGAATACAATATTAAATTTGGTAATAAGGCAGTAGCTAGGGCTGGATTTATCAGCAAGCTGGCAAGAATTGGAGTAATGCAGTCAAGTACAGACGATGGAGTTGGGGCAATAGAGGGAATGGAGCAAATGTATTTGCTAATGCCACAAATTTTACTTGCTGGATTACAGGCTAATCACTCAAATGAGTTCGGCTACAACTTAACTACAGGAAAAGGCCGTGACGAACAGCTTAGTAAAGTTGAGGATATGCTCGACCATTTTGTTGACGAGGAAAATGGAGATTTTCTTAAGCTCCAGGAAGACGTTACAAATGAAATTCTCCACAACGGTTTTTTAAAGAAACTGTTCGAGGAAGAGACAGCGAAAGTGCAGAATCAGGCACAGAAATAATCCTTGAACAGGATAACAAAGATTTTAATTACGAAAATTACTGTAACGAAATACAACCACGTTGGTTAATGATAACCAAAGGCTATGGACTTACGGTTGAGGATATTGACAAATCTTGCCCAGCAGAGCTTGAACCATACGAAAAAGCATATCATATGGCAGAAAAAGAACACGACTCACAAGTATATGCATGGGTAGGAACGTATGTCAGATCTGCTCTTTGCTTTGCAATAGATCATTGCCTTAACGGCAAGAAAGCAAGTTCAGAGTATCTTAAAGCTCCACTTATGGAAAATGAAGAAGATAGGGTAAATAGACTTAGAAATGAGTTTATTGAAGAACGATTAAAGGCAAAACAGGAATGGGATAGGACACACAATATGATTGACGGCAAGGACTGATGTTTTGCCGTCTTTTTTATTATAACAAGGCGGTGAACGAAACATGGCAACAGTAGATAATCTTGAAGTTAAGATACATGCAAGTGCGACACAGGCGGTTAATGCAGTAGATAAACTGTCAAATAAGCTCGGCACACTATCTAAGACATTACAAGGAATTGATAGTAATGGTATAGCCAAGTTTGCACAGGGCATGAACCAGCTTGCACAGGGCATGAATGCAATAAAAAATGTAAAAATGCCTGATTTTAACAGAGCTGCCAAGGGTATAAAGCAATTTGAAAACATCAACAGCGCAAAACTTACAGCGGTTGCAAATAGTATAAGTCCGCTTGCTTCTAGTATATCAGTATTAGGAAACATGCAGTTCAACAACAAGGGTCTTACGAACTTCATTAATTCCATTACAAGGCTGTCTAACTCGAACATTAACGGCATGAATACAAATGCCATAGGTCAGCTTGGAAATGCGATTGTAAGCTTATCTAGCACGTTGCAAGGCGCTCAGAACGTCAGCACAAATATAATTCAGCTTACCAATGCAGTTGGCAGACTTGCCAATGCCGGGCAAAAAGCAAGTGTTGTATCAGCAACATTACCACAATTATCTGTGGCACTTCGCAATCTGTTTAATACTATGACGCTTGCACCACAATTATCCGCTGGAACAATACAGATGACCACTGCACTTGGCAATCTTGCGTCAGTAGGTGCAAAAGCCACACAAACCGCAGGTGGACTGGGGACACTTGCAGCAGAACTTAAGAAGTTTATGCAAGTTATGGCTACAGCACCACAAGTATCACAAAATGTAATACAAATGACTCATGCACTTGCAAATCTGGCAGCGCAAGGAAGTAAAACGGCAAGTGCAAGCAGAGGTATACAGAATAGTTTTGCCGGTATGGGCAGCAGTGCTAAAAGCGCTAGAAAACATATATGGAGTCTTGCTTCAGCAGTCGGAAAACTATATGCGGCATTTTGGGCAGCGCAAAGAGTTTTGAGTGGATTCAAAAAAGCCATAGACATTTCATCTGATCTTACTGAGGTACAGAACGTTGTAGTTAATACGTTTGGCCAATACACGGACAAATTGGAGCAATTCTCCAAAACATCAATAAAGATGTATGGAATGTCAGAATTATCTGCAAAACAGACCGCTGGTAGATTTCAAGCTATGGGACTCGCAATGGGAGCCCCTGTTAAAGATATGTCTGATATGTCGATACAACTCACTGCATTATCGGCAGACTTAGCTTCTTTCTACAATATTTCGCAGGAAGAGAGTTCGCGTAAATTATGGTCAATCTTTACTGGTGAGACAGAGCCTATGCGAGCTTTTGGTATTGACCTTACAAACGCTACTCTGAAAGAGTATGCGATGAAAAAAGGTCTTGACGCCAACATATCTTCTATGACTCAGCTGGAAAAAACAATGCTGAGATATCAGTATGTCATGGATAACACCAAGAATGTACAAGGGGATTTTGCGCGTACTAGCCAGACATGGGCTAACCAGTTACGCATCTTACAGGAACAAATAAAGGCAGTTGCTGGCGTATGGGGTAATGCATTTGTCAATATGTTAAAACCGCTTGTACAGGCTCTTAATAAGGCTTTATCGGCGGTTTACACTTTTTCCGAAAAAGTTGTAAATGCCCTTGGTGCAATTTTTGGATGGAAACTAGAGATACAAAAGGGTTCTATATCTGATGATTTTGAAGGTGCTGCCGGTGCTGCTGATGATATGGCAAGCGGAACTAAAAAAGCGGCTAAAGCGGCCAAAGATTTAAAAACACATCTTCTTGGTATTGATGAGTTGAACGTGGTCGAACCGGATAAAGACACAGGCACAAACGGTGGTGGTGGTTCTGGTGGAGGCGCTGGTGTAAGCGGTGCTGGTGGCAACAATGGACTTAAATACCAAATAAAAGAAACAGAGGGACTTTACAAGTCTAGCATCAAAAACCTTAACCAATTAGGCAAGTATATCAGTGATAGTTTGTCTAAGGCAATGGAATCTATTAAGTGGAATAAGGTATACAAAAAGGCAAAAAATTTTGGTAAAGGACTTGCCGACTTCTTGAATGGCCTCATTACTCCGAGATTGTTTTCTAATCTTGGTTCAACAATTGCCGGCGCAATAAATACAGCACTTACTGCTGGAAATACTTTTGCGATCAATTTTGATTGGAAAAACTTGGGTAAATCGCTTATATCTTCAATAACTGGATTTCTCAATACCTGGGACGCTGGACTTACAGGAGCAACACTGTCTAATTTTGCTATAGGCATATGTAAATATGTTGTTAGTGCTTTTGATACCGCAAATAAGGATAATCTCTGGCAAAAATTAGGGCAAAAAGTTGTTGATTTTATTTGCGGTATAAACTGGGGAAATCTTGTTTGGAATTTAGGCTCACTAATTGCCACTATGGCAAAAGAAATTCCTAAAATACCATTGCAAATTTATGAAGGTGTAGGCCAAGCAATAATTGATAAAGTATTTGGAGAAGGTGCATATAGCAAAATATCCAATTCAAAATTATTCAAGGGCATAAAAAAAGCACTTGAATATATTATTGCACCAATGAATTTAATTGTTGACATAATCAACAAGATCAAATCTGGTGTGGGCAAATTGTCCCCATATACAGATAAGGTTGTAACAGTATTAAAACCCGCATTAAGCACCGTCTCAAATTTATTGAGTACGATTTATTCGGTTATTTCAAAAGTTGCCGGCGCAATAGGTGAAAAAATTTCTCCGGCATTAAATTCAATAAAAACTGTGCTTTCACCTATATTGGCTGTTGCATCAGCAATTAGTTCAGTTATTCGGCAATTAATTGGTAACTGGATTGTTAAAAAAATTGCGGATATAAGTGCAAAAGTTCAAATTGCATGGGATATTATTAAGCCTGTTTTAAATTCAATTACTGAAAAATTGAAAACACTTTGGGATTATCTCAAGAAAATTACAGACAAATTAAGCAGCGTTGCAAAATTCGGAATGAAAACAAGCCCTATAGTTGGATTATCAGGAATCATAAGTAACAAGTTTAATATTGATACGACCACCAACAGAAAGACTGATAAAGACTATAAAAAACTGAATAAATCAGTTCGTAGTGCTATATCGGCTTTTGATGGAAAAAATGTTGATTACAACGTAGACACGTCAGTAAATGATAGTAAGACAGACAACGTAGCGACAATAAGAAATATAGGAAAAATATGGGCCGATACCTGGAAAGGCAAGAGTGCTAAGTACGATGCGCAAACCGCCACAAATGGGCAACTAACATCAAGTAATAATATTTTGTCTGGAATAGTTAACAGATGGTCGTCAACATGGAAAAATAAAACGGCTAAATACAATGCACAGACCACGATAAATGGGCAAAATGCTACAACAGGAGAAAAACTTGCTAGCATAGCTAGTGTTTTTAGCCGATATTGGAAAAGCAAAACGGTTAAGTATAATGCTGCAACTGCCGTTAATGGCACTCCAACAACTAATGGTAGTGCAGTTAAATCAATCAATGATACGCTGCAAAAAAACTTTACTGGAAAAAGCGTACAGTACAACATCAAGACACAGACAGACGAGAGTTTAAAAAAACTTGGTGAGAATGCTGCAAGTCAAATATATATGGGTATGTCTAATAAGGAAATTAAGTTCCGAATCAAAAATGCACCAGATCCAATTAAAGAGGCTATGTCTGGTTCGTTTAGCTTCATGCCTACGTATGCGACTGGTGGATTCCCCGAAGATGGTTGGTTTAGAGCAAATCAAGGCGAGATTATGGGTAAATTCGACAACGGCAAGTCTGTTGTTGCGAACAATGAACAGATTACTGCTGGTATAGCAAGCGGAGTTAGGCAAGCGGTTGATGATGTGCTTACGCCTTATCTCTCCCAAATTGCCCAAAATACAAGGGAAACAGCAGACAAAGATACATCTATCAATATTGATGGTCGAACCCTTGTCAGCGAAACGGATAGGCGTAGATCACGTAACGGTCATCAATTTACAACAGCATAGAGGTGATAATATGGCACAAGGATTATCAAGTTTTCTGAATGTCAACGGTGTGGACTTTCCGTGTCCGGCCGTTGGCTTTTCTTATACTATTACAACGACAGTTAATGCTGGGCGTAATGCGAACAATGTAACTATCGGCCAAAGAATTGGCAGAGACTTATACAAGTTGGATAACATGAAGTGGGTTGGCCTTGAGCCAAAAATTTGGCAAGCAATGTTAAAAGCGGTTGAACCATTTTATATTCCAGTAACGTTTGAAGATTACCGTACCGGCAAGCCGATAACAATTATAATGTACCCAGGCGACAGGACAGCAGAACCATTATTTGCTAGTCCTAAATCGCATGTAGTAACCAGGTACCGTAACTGTCAATTCAATCTCATAGACACTGGTAGGTGATGCAATGCAGAACGTAAGCAATGAATACAAGAAATCTATGAAGTCTATGAACCGCAATAGGGGTTACATTAGGGCAACAATAGGACTAGTCAATTCTCAAGCTCAAAATGAGGTAAAACTAGATAAGCAAATACAAACAGTAGCGTTTTCTAATAATACTGCTCCTTTTGATGGTGAAGAAGTAACTAGAATATATGCCACAGCAGAACCTGGCGTTGCTGTCCTTGATGGCAATGCTTTTTTCTTGCCTAGAACTGGTACTAATTACTATAACAATGGTATTGTAACTGCGGATATTACAGGGATAGTTACAATGACATTTGCTAATCCACATACTATTAAGGGCTTGACTGTCAATTTTGGAAAATGTTATCCGACTGAATTTGATGTTATTACTAATAACGGTACAAGTCATTATAGAAACGCTGATGAAGTATGGATAACGGAAGATGTTTTTACAGACATAACATTTATTACAATTGAGTCAGTTCAAATGCGTTATGGACAGAACAGATTAAGAATATACTCATTTAAGTGTGGCCTTGCAAAAACATTTACCAATGAAGAAGTTATGGACTACAGTAGCAAAGAATATGTATCTCCAATAGCAGAAACTATCCCATCAATGGACGTTATGATTAAAGTTGACAATCAAGATCAATACTATGATCCAGACAATCCAGATAGCACAATACAGTATATGGAAGTTGGACAGGAAGTTAAAGTACAGTTTGGCTATGATGTGGACAGACAAGGCAACATTGAATGGTTGCCGGAGCAAACCACTTACTTATCCGCATGGTCGGCTAATAGTAGAGAAACGACATTTAATGCTACAGATAGATTCACATTATTAACTGGCCAGTATTACAAAGGCCAGTATTACGCAAATGGGATTAGTTTGTATGATTTGGCATTGCTAGTATTGGCGGATGCCGGAATTACAGACAGTAGTAACTATTTTCTTGATAATTTTCTTAAAAATACTGTAACACACAATCCGTTACCGGTTGCTACACATGCGGAATGTTTGCAAATTATTGCTAATGCCGGTAGATGTACTTTGTCTGTTGACAGGCATAATAGGATTCACATACAGTCCGCAATTACACCCACAAAAACAATATCATCAAATGGGCAGTTGGATTATAGCGATATAGGTAGTGTATTACATGACGATGACGGAGCATTGACAGCCAAGCAATACGCAATGTTAAGGCTGACAGCAAGCAAGTATAATTCATACAAATTAACAGCTTATGAGTATGCCACACAAGCCAAATTCAAATTTAAATAATAGAGAGGTGATTTTTTGGCATCACAAAATAAAACAAATAATCTTGGATTATGCCAATTCGGTAATGACGATATCCCAGATTGGCGAACAGATTATACAGGAGACATGGACAAGATAGACAGAAGTATAAAAACAATATCAGATGAAATTGCAGAAGTAAAAAAATCTGTCAGTGATGGCAAGTCAAAGGTCGCCAGTGCTATCACTGAAAAAGGCGTAGCAACAGAGGCGACAGATACATTTGACGTGATGGCGGAAAATATTGGAAAGATACAGACAGGTATTAGCTTGACACAGGTAATTGGAACGACAACGACAACATCAAATTGTGCGGATATAAAGACGATAGCCACACATGAGGCATATACAGAATAAGGAGGATGGATAGATGATAACATATAACTTTATGACCGGTATAAGAGCTTTATTTAATGGGGGATCTCCTTATCGTTTGACATCAGGAAATTACCAAAGTAACAGCGCATATGAGGCTACCAATTATTGGAAATATAAAGCTGATGGCGGTAAGGATTATACATTCTCAGATCAGGCAAACAGACTATTGCTTGGAACTGGCGACACCCCGGAAAGCCCAGAAGATTATAAGTTAGCGGAATTGACCACTGATTACACGGTGCTATCATCGACCAAGACCTTATCAGGTGAGTATGGCAAGGAGGCAGTGATATACAGTCGTGTTATTCAGGCAGGTGAAAGCGGACTTACAATTAAAGAACAGGGATTAGTATTAGGGTTATCAGGATTTAGCATATTGATTGCACGTGATGTACTCCCAGAACCGGTAGTATTACAGCCAGGAGAAAAGCATACGTTCACGATGACGATATCGCTTGAGTAAGTGAGGGCAGAGCATGAAGACAGCTTACGCAATGTGCAGTACTGGATTTTCACGACTTAATAGCGAAAATCTATGTTTTTTGCCGAGACAAAAAAATGAATATAAATTAACTGGATATGTTAGCCAACAAGTAGCCAATAGTAATGGAACATTTACTATTAATCCAATAATTACACTTAGCCTTAACATATCTTATAGTTGGTATGGCATTATAATCAATTTTAGGAATTGCAAACCACTTGAATTTATTATAAAAACTTATAATAATGATACGCTTGTTGATAATGTTGTTGTTACGGATGTAGATAGCTTTAACTGGACAGACTACAATCGCTATGGCTCTGCGAACAAAGTTGTTATAGAGTTTACTAAAGTTGAGCCATACGCAAGAGTATCGGTTGACTATATCGGAATTGGTGATGCAACCGACTATGAACTGTCCAAAGATGATATGTTTGACGCACCAACCATTACGATGCAAGATAAACTAAAGTCAATTACTGTTCAAAAACAGACATATAAGCCTGGCACTGGCAAAAAAGAACTGGTGTCTGAAAAAATTACTGTCAATTCAAACGATAATGTTGTAAAAGTCGATATAACTACACCTAGTCATGGCTATACTGCCGTTACCGATGCAAGTAATGTGACAGTTACAGTTACAGAGAGCGGTGCATATTACTGCATGCTAAAATTTGATGGTCTAACTGAAAAAGATACAACACTTACGTACACAGTCAGTGGATATGAGTATGTAGTGGATGCTAAAGGATTAACCCATAGATACAATAGCAGCGGAACTAAAACAGTTAATTGGAACAACCCACTTGTTGATAGCACAGAAGTAGCTAGTTTACTTGATGATTGGTTAGCGAATTATTACCTAGGTGCAGTTGATTATTCAATAACTTGGCGTGGAGACCCTAGCGTAGATGCTGGGGATTTATTCAATATGGTCAAGGCGAATGGTGACAAAATAAAAATTAAAACATATCAAAACGAACTTTCATTCAATGGTGCATGGAGTGGGAAACTTAGTGCTAGAAAGGCGGTGGATTAATTGTGGAATGAATCTAAAACAGACTGGAAAAGCGGCGATGTATTTGAATGTTCCGACTACAACAGAATTAAGAATAATATATATTATTTAAAGGAACAAGCAGAACTTTTGTGTGCACCGGTTGTAAACTTTGAAGATATGGGTGCAGATAAAACTTACACAGATTTTTATTATGCAGATGAATTTAACGCATTTGAAAACAACATTGCACAGATTAACAGCGTAGTATATCCACAAGACATCGGTGCCAAGCAGACGTTTTACGATAACGGGGCTTTTATTAGCTCAGAGGAAATGAACAGACTGGAAACAGCTTGTCAACTTATTAAGGATGCTTTAGACAGTATTAAGCCTAGACGTATACCATTTAAACTAGGTACATACAAGGATATAAGAATATAAGGAGAGATTAAGATGGTTTTAAAGACAAATTATAAAGAGGATGTACTTGCTGCATCTAACACAAAACGTAAGTACAATATGATTACTAACGATGACGGAACGGTTAGCTTTGAAGATGTAACTGAATACCAGCAGACAGGTGACTATTTTGGTGCAGGAGATATAAATAGCACTAATACCGTGATTAATAACATGAATACTGGTATAACAATTTTGGGAAAGGGATATGTGGATTTTGAATTTAAAAGTGGAGATAGCCTTAAAGGAAAATATCAAGAAATTAAAAAGAAGATAACAATTCCTGGTGGAACAAATTTCCTTTTCCTGTCGTTGGCTTTTGTTAATGTTCGCACAAGTGCTGATGCGGTTACAATGTTGAATGGCCCTTATTATTCATTCGAGGACTCGGACAAGGATCAAGAGGTCGAGCTTGAAATGAACGGAACTACAGATGGTTCAGGGTGGCGCGTGAGAGTTAACTGGCTTGCAATCAGAGAAATTGTTTTATAAAACAAAGCGGAGATTGTGATTACTCACTTTCTCCGCTTGTATTTGATTCATCCCATTCGTCAAGACTCACATATTCTCCACTTGTCTCTCCATCAATATTGAGATAGACAACATCATATATAAAATTGTCAGTATCATATACTAACATTTCTACAGTAAAATCACTTTTAACCTCAGCTCCAAATGAATTTGTGCTATACACATAACTTTGAACTACAACAAGGTGCCCTTTTCTTTCCATTGCAATATCACTCTGACTAAAAACAGAAGATGGAAAATCTGCTGACTTAGGATTTTTCAAGCAACTTTCAACAGTTTCTTTTGCCATGTCCCAATAAGACTGAAACTGCATATCTGAAATATCCGTTGCATTAACCTCTTCGGTAGCGGTTTCTGTTTCTTCCTCGGTTGCTTCTTCTGTGGTCGGTGTCTCAGTTGTCTCTTCGGTTGTAAGTTTTTCAGTTACCTCTGCTTCTGTAGTGTTATATGCAACTTCTTTATGCCCTGATTCGGGCTGATTCGCGCAACCTATTCCAAGTAATATTCCGCCAACAATCATAGAACCAAAGATGCCTATTATAAATGGCATAGCTTTTTTATTTTTACATAATAATATTATAGTCAATGCTACACATATGCCAGCCCCTAAAAACATTATTATTGCTCCAAACACAATTAAAAAGTTGCTCATTTGTATTCACCTCTCCCATGTGGTATATATTACAGTCATAGTACCATGTATTTCCCCAAATTACCATATATTATGACAAAAAATTAGACTTCTATTTTAATTTATTTGCACATATAATATAAGTATACAAATGATAGCATAATTTGTATAGGGGGTATAGGTTGTGGAGGAAAAAAAGAAAGAAATAACAGATGCAGTACAAAAGATAGCAGACGAACGCATAATTAACATACTATATGCTTATGTTATGAATCTCATTAAGTAAAACAAACCCCAAGAAGTACCAATGGTACTTCTTGGGGCGTTTTTTATTTCTTTGAAATTGAATCAATCAATTTTTCAAGGCTATCCCAACCATTTTCATCAAGGTTAGCAAGAGCAACAATCAATCTTTTTTTGAAAGACTCATCATCTGCTTTGGTGATCTCGGCAAGCATTTCTCCGAGCTGTTCTTCCTTGCTCTTCTGTATGAACATTTCTCCTTCGCCAGTTCTCAGCCATTCTTCGTTGACATCATATTCTTTACATATAATTTTGATTGTCTGTTCTGATGGGGAATTTTCACCACTTTCCATTTTACAAATAGCTGATCTTGAAACTGAAATACTTTGAGCAAAGTCCGTTTGATTTTTACCAACTTTGATTCTCACTGCCTTAATTCGTTCTTTCATATTGTACCTCCTTTCATTTAATAGATTACCACATAATGTACATTAAGTCAACAAATATGTTGACAGTGTTGATTTAATGTGCTATCATGTGTACATCAGATGAACAAAGGAGGTGAAAACATGAGCGAAAAGGAAAAGCAGATAGTTGAAAAACTCAAAGAGACTTTACCGAGCATGTCAGAGTTTGACAAAGGCTACTTACTAGGCAAGGCAGAGACACTGGCAGACGCGGCGGAGAGCAGCCCAAAGGAAAAGGAGTAGCTAGAGAAATTTACACTATAAGGAAAGGAGAAGTATGAACGAAATACAGTTATTTACAGATGGCGAATTTAATATGAGAACCGCCGTTGTAGATGGAGAGCCGTTATTTTGCTTGGTAGATGTTTGTAAGGTGCTGGACATTCAGAACCCATCAAAGGTCGCTCAGCGATTAGATGATGATGAACGCACTAAATTAGAGTTAGGGCGTCAGGGTGAAACGAACTTCATAACTGAGAGTGGCTTATATGCGGTTATCTTGCGAAGTGACAAGCCAAACGCAAAGAGTTTTCGCAGATGGGTAACATCTGAGGTACTTCCATCTATCCGCAAAACAGGCGGCTACAATAAGCCACTTACAACGCTGGAGCAGATTCAGTTACTTGCTCAGGGCAATACAGAGCTTGCAGAGAGAGTGGACAGGGTTGAGGACAAGATAGGTAGTCTTGAAAACGACATGCCTTTATACGGATGTGAGATTGACGAAGTGCAGAAACTTGTCAAGCGCAAGGCGGTGTCGGTACTAGGCGGCAAAGATAGCGAGGCATACGCCGACAGGAGCATAAGATCGCAGACTTTTAAGGATATATATTGCCAGCTTAAGAGAGAGTTTGGTTGCGTAGCTACATATAAGAGTATCAAGCGCAGGTACATAGACAACGTGAGAGAGTTTATCGACGGTTACTCAGCACCAACGGCACTATCCGAGCAGATCAGCGGTGCTAATGCCCAGATGAACATAGAACAGTATTGTGATACCAGGAGGTGATTGCGTGAGGAAAAATATGGACACGGCAATTATTCGTGCTCTTTGTACTGTCATAGGAGCAATTATGTATGTGGGAGTGTTCATAATCCCTATTGGGCTTGATGTAATCGAAATTTCTTTGCCATTATGGCTGAAAATTATACTAATAATCATTATGGGGGGACTTATTGTGGTAGCCATAATGATTGACGAAAAAATGCAGATTATTGAGGAGGAAAGAAATGGCAGAAAGGAGAAACTGGAATAACAACAGTGCAATAATTGCTGGATGCGTAATTGACACACCTATATATGAGTTTTCGATAGGCGACAAGTCGTATTATTACATGACTATAAGTGCAAGGCGACTGAGTGGAACAGAGGATTTAGTGCCTTGTTACATTGAAGATAGCAAGGTTGCTTATATCAGAAGATTTGATTATGTAGAGGTAATCGGGCACATACGTACTAAACATGTTGCTGATTCAACAGGTGTAAATCACACAAAAGTATATATAGAGGTACATGAGGTCAATCCCTATACATGTGATAAAAACAGAGTGGATTTTATCGCCCATAAGTTTGCCGATGTAGAGATCAGGGCAACACCTAGAGGATATAGGGTTAGTGATACTAGAGTGATCAATAATCTCCCTAATAGAATTGGAAATCTAATTCCAATTCTCTTGTGGGGCAAGAACACTGACCGATTCGCAGATGTACCACTTAATTCTATGGTTGGCATAACTGGCAGATTCCAGTCAAGGGAATATGACAAGTTATATGAGGATGGCACCGAAGAGAAAAAGACAGCTTATGAGGTATCTGTCTCAAGATTTGAAGTGCTTGAAGAAAGAAAGGAGAACAAAGAAGATGGACATTAAATGCGAGGGAACATGTAATAACAATGGCATAGATAATACGTATAGTGTAACTATTCCGCGTGACAGATATGAGGAGTTAATAGATATGGAGACAAGAGCTGATATCATTATAAATATAGCAAGGAAAGCAAAGTATATAGATGTAGACACGCTGCTTATTGTACTTGGTGAGTCACTGTTGGAGGTAGATAAAAAATGAGAATCAGTTTGAAAAAGTTAATTTTAGACAACTTCATGTGTTATGCACATAAGGAAATTATTTTTTGGGATAACACTAAGATTGCCGCTTCCAATGGCAAAGGGAAATCTTCAATAACTAACGCTTATATGTGGCTGTTATTCAACTGTGATTATCAGCTTGCCGATAATCCACCTATTCGCCGTATGGTTGGTGGCAAAACTGTAGATGACACGGATGTATCGGTCACAGCTGTGTTTGACGTTGACGGCAAGGAAGTCGTCATGCGTAAGTCTCAGAAGAGGAAATATAGCAAAGATGGCAGCAGTTACAAGGATGATAATTCCTATTCAATCAACGAAGTGCCTAAGACGTTAAGGGACTTCAATGCATATCTTGACGCTGATATGTCTATTCTCAAAATGTGTAGTAACATCAATGCATTTTTGGCGAAGAAACCAGCAGAAATGCGAGATTTCCTGTTTGCACTTGTAGATGGCATATCAGATGCTGATGTCGCAAAAAGCAAAATTGAACTTACTGAACTTGTTCCGCTTCTTGAAAAGTATACGGCAGACGAACTTTCAGCAATGAATAAAGCCACAAAGTCCAAAACTGCAAAGGAGTTACCAGTTCTTGATGGACAGATAGCAGAAAAGGAAAGAGATATACAGATCAAACAGTCAGTAGATATATCTGCCTTGGAATTGCAGAAAAATGCAATTAAAGAAAAGTTGAGCAAAGTTGTGGAAGATCAGTTGGACATGGATAAGGTAACTGCTGAACATGACGAAATTGCTGATAAGATTCTAAAGTTAAAATTCAAAATATCTGCAATGCAGAATAAGGCGAATGAGGATCTTGATTGTAAGAGAGCTACGCTTCGAAGTGCTATTGACGATTGCAAGGTTGCTCAGATGAATGTAATCCAGGGAATTTCTGATAACGATTGGGATATCGACCAGTTAACAAGAACTTTGAGTATTTGGAAATCAAAGAAAGAAAAACTAGTGGCTGAATGGAAATCCGTTAATGCTGAGAAATTTAACGAACTTACTACCATATGTCCGACTTGCCATAGAGAATTTCCGGCAGAAGATATTGAAAGACTTAAGAGTGATTTTGCACAGAATCAAGCCGAGCGACTGGCAGCAGTTGAGGCTGATGGTAATGCTATTACTCAGAAGATCAAGGAGATTGAGGAGCGTATAGAAAAACTTAAAAAATGCAATGAATTCAATCGAAAGACTGTTGCTGATATAGGAACAAAGCTTACCAAGCTTGAAGAAGAATATAACGCACTTCCATTATGCATTGACATATCAGGTGATGATGAATATATCGGTGTGATGGCGCAGATAGAAGCACTTGAAATCAATATGGCTGGAATGGAGACAACAGCAACAAGAACACGACTAAAATCCGAAGAGACCGCACTCAGGCAGGAGTTAGCTGAGTGCGAAGCCAAGATCGCTAAGTCTGATACAGAAGCTGACGAAACAAGGCTTGAAGAGTTGCTTGCTAATAAGCGCAATCTTGGGCAGGCTCAAACGGATGCACAGAAGATTCTTGATTTGTTAGATGACCTTGATAAGGCCAAAAATGAAGTCCTCACAAATGAAATAAACAAACATTTTAATTTGGTAAAGTGGCAGCTATTTGAATTTGCTAAAAATGGCGGATATAAGTCAACATGTATTCCTACTATAGATGGCAAGAGTATTCTTACCACGATGAGTAATAAGGGGAATAGGATTCTTGGCAGAATCGATATTTGCAACAGCATTCAACAGATTAGTAATGTTGCTTGCCCTATATGGCTTGATGATGCAGAGAGTCTTGATTCTGCAAATCAGCAGAATGCTGTAGATATGGTAGATGGTCAGATAATAATGCTGGCAGTAAATGATAACAAGGAATTGGAGGTAATGTGATGAGTAAGGCATTAGAAGCAGCAAGAGAACTTGTAAGGCAGCTTGAAGAAGCAGAAAGAAAGAACAAGGTAGAATTATCAACCTTAGCACCTGGAGATGTGTTTGAGATTGGGAAGAATGACTTTATTGTGCTTGAACAGATGAGTTTCAGAACCACGGTTATTTCCAAGGATTTTATGGCCGAAAACATAGTTTATGATGAGGATTCAAGAGATTACAATGAATCCAACCTTAAGAAAGTGATTGAGGATAAGATTCAACCGATAATTGAGTCGGAAGTTGGAGAAAACAATCTTGTTGAGCATACTGTTGAGTTAACATCAGTTGATATGCAGCATGAATTTGATGATTGTAAATGCAAGGTAAGACCTATCACTTTTGATGAGGTTAGAAAGTATAACAACTTACTCCCTAACAAAGAGCTAGACGATTGGTGGTGGACATGTACTCCTTGGAGCACTGCCGAAAGGGGATGGACGTACAGCATGACCGTTGTTTCGTCCGCTGGCGGTTTCAACTACTACGGCTGTTACTGCAGCCGCGGTGTTCGCCCAGTTTGTATCTTAAAATCTAATATCTTTGTATCAAAGAAAGGGGAATAAGCATGCCAACATTATCAATGAGAGTATTACAGGAACAGATTAATGATCTCAGAAATGAGATTGCAGTGCTAAAGGCAACTTCAAAGTCAATCAATCTTCCGGAAGGACTTGGCATCGGAGATACATTTGAACTTGCAGATACAACGTGGAAGATTCTTGATATTACAGGTGCTGGATATATTTGTCTGGCTGATAACATTGAAGACATGGAGTTTGATTCAAATTCAAACAATTGGGAAAACAGCAATCTTCGTGACTATCTTAATGAGGAATTTCTTGAGAAGATTGCCGCAGAAATAGGATTGGAAAATATAGTTCCATTTGAGAGAGATCTTTTATCTCTTGACGGACAGACAGAATACGGCAAGTGCGAGGACAAGATTTCTCTTCTTACTGTTGACGAATACAGAAAGTATAGAAACCTCATACCAAATACCAAAGATTATTGGTGGTGGCTTATCAGCCCTTGGAGTACACCATGCAACGATTACAAAAGAACCGTAGCCGTTGTTTCGTCCGCTGGCAGTTTCGACTACGACGGCTGTAGCTGCAACGGCGGTGTTCGCCCAGTTTGTATCTTCTCATCTTCAATCTTTGAATCAGGAGATTAAGTGATATGGCAGAAAAAGAGTTTGGAGTGATTTCACAGGCAAAGAATTTGGCTGAACACACATTCCGCATAACTTCAAATTGTAATAGATACCCAAAGAAATACAGATTTTCGCTTGTTGACAAAATGCAGAACAAGGCATTGGAAATATATGAATATTTGTATGAAGCAAATAGGACGAATTTGGAAACCTGCCTTGAAGAGAGATCAGAATTGCAAACAAAAGCTATAACGCATTGCGACGAACTTTTGTTTTACATTGAATTATCAATAAAATTGAACATTATCAATGTAAAAAGCATGGAGTATTGGTCAAAGATGGTTACTGATGTTAAGCACATGACAATTGCTTGGAGAACAGGTGACAAGAAAAGATTGGCAAGTAATGACAGTAAATAAAAATATAGGTTACACACTGTATAAACCGTTGTTTCGTCCGCTGGCAGTATCAACAACAACAACTGTAACAACAACAACGGTGTTCGCCCATTCTGTATCACACAGACAGTAAGAGTAGGCATTAAGCCGAAATCAGATAAAGATACAAAAAAGTGTGTGACCTTTCCCAAAAGGATAAATACAAAGGAATTTTTACTATGGATAAAGATGTTATATGTGATTATGGAAACCTGTATAAAGCATACAAAAAAGCTAAAAGTGGTAAAAAGCATAATTCAAGCACTGCAAAATTTGAAGCAATGAGTCTTGAAGGGCTTCATATGTTGAAAGAACAACTTGAAAATCAGACATATCGGATGAATCCGTATAACGAGTTTAAGGTCTACGAACCCAAAGAAAGAGTGATTAAGTCGTGTTCGTTCAAAGATAAGGTAGTTCAGCATTGCTTATGTGACAATATTTTGCTCCCAAGGTTGAAGTATGAATTTATAAAAACAAACTACGCAGGGCAACTCGGCAAAGGAACCCACTTTGGCATGGATTGTTTGAAAGAACACATGCTTGAATTTTATAATCGGCACGGTCTTGACGGTTGGATTTTGAAATGTGATATTAAAAAATTTTTCTATCAGATAGATCATGAAGTGTTGAAAGATATAGTTGATTACTATTTTGATGACGAATACACGAAATGGTTGAATCATCTATACATTGACAGCACTGCTGGTTTAGGACTGCCACTTGGCAATCAAGTAGCGCAAGTATATGCGTTGCTTATGCTAAATGGGTTAGATCATTTTATAACCGGTGAGCTAGGAATTGAATTGTATGGTAGATACATGGATGATTTTTATCTGATTGCACCAAGCAAAGAATACTTGAAACATTGTCTGGATTGCATAAATCAATTTGTAGCGAGCCTGGGATTATCACTTAATGGTAAGACACAGATAGTCCCGTTTAAAAATGGAATTTTATTTACAGGTTTCCATCACTATGTAACGAAAGATGGAAAGTATATACGGAAATTGAATGGTAAAAGTAAGCGAAAGATTTATAAAAAGCTAAAAATTTGGACGAAACTTGTTAATGATGGCAAGATGACAGAGAAAAAGTTTTATGAAAAATATGGTGCTTTGAAAAATCACATGTTGCATGGCAATTGCGTAAAATTGTGTCATTCAATGGATGTATATGTAGAGCAATTGTTAAATAAATCAAACAAAATAAGGAGAAATAAATATGATTAAGTGTGTCAAAGGACTTGTTGAAATTGATGGTTCTAGGAGTGAAGTTAGAGCTGAGACAGTAGTATTACTTAAATGTTTACGTGAATATATAAGTGAGGATGAGCTTGAAGAGGCTATTGAAAACTCAAAAAAGACTGTTGATGAGCTCAAGGCAGAAGCAATAGAAACCATTGCAGAAATTATAAAAGAAGCACTACGTAGGGAGGATAAGTAGATGGAAGATAATACACAGATAGTTGCAACAGAGCAGAAGAAAGAGATAGCAACTTCAAACAAGGTAACTGATTACAGTCTTGGTATATTTGGTACATCCGATAATTTTATCATGGCTATGCAGATGGCTAAGGCATTGGCTGAGTCAACTATTGTACCACAAACATATCAGAAGAATCCGTCTAACTGCCTTATCGCTATTGAACAGGCACAGAGAATGAGAATAAGTCCTCTTATGGTCATGCAGAACCTATACCCTATACAGGGTAGACCATCATGGAGTTCTCAGTTCCTTATCGCCCAGGTGAATAATAGTGGTAAATATGACATTGAGTTACAGTATGAGGAAACCAAGGATGCAAACGGTAAACCTTTCTCATGCACTTGTTGGACTTTGAAAAAAGGCAGGAGAGTAGAGGGCATGACCGTGGATATGCAGATGGCCAAGGACGAAGGTTGGCTTGGTAAGAATGGTAGCAAGTGGAAAACAATGCCACAGCTTATGCTTAGGTATCGAGCTGCATCGTTTTTCTCACGTCTTAACTGTCCTGAATTAACGATGGGATTATACACCAAGGAAGAAGTTGAGGATGGTGATTTTAAGGAATATACAATTGAGGATGTATCAACACAGGTGCAGAGCGATCTTGAAAATGCAAATTCACAGGAATTTATTGATGACGAAGAAGTACCAGAGTTTGCAAAGTAAGAAAGGAGTTTTTTATGAAGGCAAAGTGTGAAATATATTGGAATAAAATGCCAAGTAACTGTCAGGAGTGTAGGGCATGGTATATTGCCCCGTGTTCTTTAGATTTTAAATGTAAACTTATGGAATTGAAACAGATCAAATGCTCAGACGTATCTTTTGAGTTTAGAAATGGCAAAAGACATGAAAAATGTCCATTAGAAAAAATCGAGGCGTAGGAATGAAGCTTAAATGTATATCCAGTGGTAGCATTGGCAACTGCTATTTACTCACAAATGCAAATAATCAAACACTTATCCTTGATTGCGGAGTGCCAATTAAAGATATACAGAGAGGTCTTGATTACAATATTAAAGATGTCGCTGGTGTCATTGTAAGTCATACTCACGGAGATCACATCAAGGCAGCAGTTGATTTGGAAAAACTGGGTATACCAGTGTGGAAACCGTTTGAATCTGTTAGTAAGGCTGTAAAAATGGGAGGGTTTACAATTCATTGTTTTTCTCTCCCACACAATGGCACTCCCAATTACGGTTTTTTGATCAAGGTTGATGAGCAAAAAATATTGTACATGACGGATTTTGAGTATTGCCCAATGACATTTAAAAAGCAAAATATCGACCATATGTTAATCGAATGTAATTACATCAAAGATATGGTCGATACTGATGCTCCAAATTACACTCATAAGATACTTGGCCACTGTGAATTAGCTACTTGCAAGGAATTTGTTAGGGTAAATGCTACAGATAACCTACAGAACGTCATATTGTGCCATTTGGGCATTGATACAAGCAATGCCGACAGAATGGTTGCTGAGATACGTAAAGTGGCTAAAAACGCAAATGTGGACGTTGCAAGAGCCGGAGTGGAATGGCAGTTGAGAGCAAAGGATGAATGTCCATTTTAAGCAGAAAGGAGTACAAAAGATATGGCGAAAGCAAATGAAAAAGTACATGAATATAGAATGTCCGGTGCAGCTTGGTTGTTAGAAATCATCAAGCGTGAGGGCATAGAGAAAGCAGAAAAGGAACTAGCCAAACGTAGAGCATGTTTTGTCCCACTTGAAATTTCAACGTCAAAGATGCGTGAATATGAACAGAAAGTTAAATGGAACACTATAGATACAGTGGTCTTGTTATCATGTGCAACATTGCACGATGAATTTGGGTTTGGACATGATAGATTATGTAGGTTTATTGAGCGCTTTATGCTTAAAACTTCTTGTCTTGCTGACGAAGATGTGAAATGGCAGGACTATATAGATACATTACAGGAAGAGGTTGGAATAACATTTACGATTAGAGAGAATGGAGAGAAATAATATGAACAAAGTAATTATGATGGGTAGGCTTACCCGTGATCCAGAAATCAGATATTCACAGAATGGCGATCAGATGTGTATAGCCAGATATACATTGGCTGTAGATCGTAAATTTAAGAAACAGGGCGATGGGCAGACAGCGGATTTTATCAACTGCATTGCATTTGGCAAGAGCGCTGAGTTTGCAGAGAAGTACCTTAAACAGGGTACTAAGATTGCCATAACTGGTAGAATCCAGACCGGTAGCTATACAAACAAGGATGGCAATAAAGTCTATACGACTGATGTTGTTGTTGAGGAACAGGAATTTTGCGAGAGTAAGAATGCGAATAACAGCAATAGTCAGCAGTCCAATACAGCAAATGCAAGCAATCAGCCAAGCTTTGGCAACGACTTTATGAGCATACCAGAGGGGATAGAGGATGATTTACCGTTTAAGTAGGAGTGAGTGATATGAATAAACATACAATGTCAGACTTGTACTCAATGCAAGCTGCTCCGCTTTCTGTGAAGATAAAGATGACAGCCAGAAGAATAAGAGACTGGGTGGATGAGTATGGACAGGATGGAGTTTATGTGTCATTCAGCGGCGGTAAAGATAGCACAGTCCTTGTAGATATAGTGCGTAATGTGTGTGGATACAAGGAGATTCCGCTAGTATTTGTGGATGTGCCGACTCAATATCCTGAATTAAAGGAGTTCGCCTTGACATTTGATAATCTTGTGATTTTAAAACCTAAAATTTCATTTGCACAGGTTTGTGAAAAATATGGTTTTCCGATGATTAGCAAGGAAGTGTCAAATTGTGTAAGTGGTGCGAGAAAATATGTTAAATGCCTTGACAGCCAAAAATCTAACAACACAATCTTAACAGACAGACAGACAGACAGACAGACAGACAATTCCATATGCTTGCTATATGGCAGACCTGCTAGGAATAGACAGGAGAATAAACAAACAGAACGAAAAGTACAAGAGTTTGCAGATGGGAGTTATCCCTAGCGGTTCAGAATACAGGTTACGCAGATTAAGTGGAGAACTGACAGATAGTAAAGGTAATTATAGCCAGTTTAATCAAGAAAAATATAAATTCTTTCTTGATGCACCATTTGAAATAAGCGATATGTGTTGTAATGTTATGAAGAAAAAACCAGCACATGATTACGAAAAGAAAACAGGCAGAAAGCCGATTATAGCCACCATGGCTTGTGAAAGTATTATGCGTACAAAAAGATGGTTACAAGATGGCTGCAATGCTTTTAATGCCACAAGACCGCATAGCAACCCTATGAGCTTTTGGACGGAACAGGATGTGTTGCTTTACATCAAAGAAAACAATCTGCCAATATGTTCCGTTTATGGGGACATAGTAACGGATGATGAAGAAAGCGGTCAAATGACTCTTGCAGATTTTTGTGATATGGAAGAATTTGAACTTGACAGACCATATTTACATACGACTGGGTGTTCAAGGACAGGGTGCGTATTGTGTGGGTTTGGATGTCATCTTGAAAAAGATGGACAAGGCCGATTTGAGTTGTTAAAGAAAACTCATCCAAAATTTCATAATTTATTATATATCTTGAAGAACAATGGTGTGACCTACGCAGAGGCTATTGACTGGATCAATGAACACGGAGATATGAACATAAAATATTGATTTGTGGTGAGCGGAATGGAATATAAAGGAGTGAAAGCGAATGAGCGGAATTAAAGGCTATACAGTGGAAGAAGTTGCACGAGATGCAAAGGAAAAACTTATTAGCGATTATGAATCTTGCAAGTGTAATTTAGTTAAAATAAGACAGCATGAAAAAGAAATTGCAGATATAAGACTTGCTTACAATTCAAAGATAGTAAAGTACAGGATGGAAAGTGTAAACAGAGTTCTTGACTTCATAAGAAGTGAATATGGGGCAGGCAGAATTTGCGACCTTGAAACGCTATTGTGTCACTGTCAAAACAAGCTCAATGGAAATATTGATGGAACAGAATTAGACCTTGATGAGCATTTAAGAGGAGTTCCTTTTGAAAAAGTGGGTGAGAAAAAATGAGTGCAAGAAAGTTAACAGGAGTAAGTCCTATCACTAACCGGATTTATTATGGAACTCTAGATACGGATAAGCACATGTGGGTAGGACAGAAAACAGATATAACAGAAAGTGCAATAGCTTCTGTATTTGAATGGTTTATGGGAAATATGGCGGGAAAACAAGAGTATTCTATCGTATACCCAAACACAAGCTTTGAATTAGTAATGAGGAGAAAAACTGAAAATAATTAAAGGCAGAAAGGAGCAGTAATGGAAAGATTAACAGATAAAAATGTTGTTGGAAAATACTTCTATCCTAAATGTTTTGAAAAGTGTGATGGATTGGGGGCAAGTAGTAAATGCGATAACTGTGAGTTTATGACAAGTATTTGTAAGAAGTTAGGCAAATATGAGGACTTAGAGGAACAGGGCAGGCTTATCAAGTTACCTTGCAAGGTGGGAGATACGGTATATGTCAATGGCGTGAGGGGTTATGGCGAAGCGGAGAAGTACAGGGTTATCCGAGTTGATTACCACAGTACACTAGGAACAGGGAGAAACGAGTTCTACATTGAAGCTTTGCTTTGTGCAGACCCGGATAGTGAAATATCCTTTTATGACAAGCAGTTTGGTAAAACAGTATTCCTCACAAAATCCGAAGCCGAATCAAAACTGAAAGAATTGAGAGGTGGAGAAAATGAGTGATAAGCAGAGCAATCTCACAGACAAAGAAATGGAAGATTTACAGAGCATAGTAACTGACACATTAGCAAGTGTATGTGCTATGGCAGATAAGCACAACATCGACAGAGATAGTATGCTGAAATACTTTGCTGATATGCTCACAGCTTTTACAGAAGTGGCAAGCATACAGAATTATGAAACTAACCACACCAATGCCGACAAAATTAGACACATGTCGGATGAAGAGTTAGCGGAGTTTTTGGCGTATAACGCATATTGTGAAGAATGTTATGTAGAAAAGGATGATTCTTGTTGCTACCCAGGCGGAACTTGCAAGCAAAAACATCTTGATTGGCTTCAATCAGAAGCGGAATAGGAGAGAATATGAAGTATATAAGCAATGCAAAATATGGAGAGCCCGTTGAAACAGGAACCATTTATAGGGGTGACAACAAAAGGTTAGATATATGCGTTCACAGAATACACGGTTGCGGAGAAACACTATACATGAGTTGTCGGGCACTAGGTATTATGGATAGGAAATTAAACAGCACGTCTGTGATAAGTGCGATAAATGAAGCTCAATCACTGGTGAAACAGGAGCTTGATTTACTTAGCAAGGAACTTAATACCATATTGAATAGCGAGGTTGAAATATCAAGGTATTAGAAAGGAGAGAACATGGAAGATAGATATTTATTTAAGGCGAAACATTTTAAGAAATGGCATATAGGGAATATCGTAAAAGAGCCAGACGGACTTTATATAAGAGATATAAAGGAAAATGTAATGACATATATAAATGATGAATCCACCATCTGCCAATGTACAGGCTTGAAAGACAAGAACGGTAATCTGATTTGGGAGAATGATATATTGATGTGCTATGACAACACCGACAATCTTGTAAAAGTGGCATATGGGGAGTTTGATGTAATCGATGCGGACTCGCTAAATGTTTCTGACTCTGTTATTGGCTGGCATCATGAAGTTGTATCAATGGACGCATTAAACAAATACGAGCTACTTCGCTATGATATGCTACCACTTACTGAATATTATATACAGTTAATGGAATCAAAAAGGATTGGAAATATATTTGATAATCCAGAATTGTTAGAAAGTGAGGAATAATATGACAGAGCGTGAGGCAGTTGAAAAGTTAAAAGCATACTCAAAGTGTCAATCATTGCAAGTCAAGGGCATATACGAGGACTGCAATAATGAGAGATGCGATAATTGTGACCTGTGCTATATGCAAGGCACTACAGGCGAGCACTGTGAGGCTATTGATATAGCAATACAGGCACTTGGAAAGCAGATACCGAAGAAACCAATATTTAATCATAACCTTAGTGATACTCTTTCTGTATTCCATTGTGAATGTGGAAACATAATCAAAGTTAGTCATGATGTAGGAATAATGAATAACAACAATGCACAAAATTACTGTAGCAAGTGCGGTTGTAGATTAGATTGGAGTGATGAAGAATGAATGAAGGACTTAAACCGTGCCCACTCTGTGGTAGAAAACCTATAATCGAACACTGGTCAAGCGGTGGGGCGATGTATATGGTAAAGTGCAACAATCCGGATTGCCCTGTACCGGCAGAATCTTACCCAAGAGGGCATAAACTGAGCGAGGTAATTGTTGAATGGAACAGGAGGGTGAACGATGAGACTAATTGATGCGGATAAGCTTAAAAAGGATTTGGAATCAGTTACTTTGAGTAACGGAACTTTGTTGAATACAAATGCAGTATTACTATTACTGGATAAATACCCAACATCTTATGATGTGGATAAGGTCGTGGAAGAATTGGATGAAATAATATATCCACAACGTCTTTATTTTTGCAGAGTGTCAAAAGGTGGATGTAACAAGTCTGATGATGTTGGTTGCATAGATTGTGCGATTCAAAAGGCAATCGAGATAGTGAAGAGAGGTGGAAAGAACGAGTAAGCCAAATTACAAAAAAATATATGCTATAGAAAAATCCAACCGTGAAAGGCTTTTGAAAGTTAATCCAAAACTTGATGACAAGAGTGGTATATACTTTCTAACTCGGACGGATGAGGATGGCATATCTTACTTTTACATAGGTCAAGCTATAAAAATCTTGCAGCGGATGTGTAGCCACCTTACCGGATATCAGCACATAGACCTATCATTGAAGAAACGAGGGTTTTACAGTGTGGATAACCCCTATGGATGGCAGATTAATTTTATTCATTACCCCAAAGATGAACTAGATCAGATGGAGCAGTATTGGATATTGCAGTACACGAAGAAAGGCTACCAGTGCCGTTACAACAAAACAGCTGGCGGTCAGGGTGAGGGTAAAGAGAAGATAAACGAATTTAAACCATCTAGGAGCTATCGTGACGGCTTAGAGCAAGGTAGAAAGAACCTTGCAAGGGAATTATCCTCTATTGCAGATAAACACCTTAAAATCGAAATTAGAGCGGATAAAGTTAATAATAAGGTGTCACAGAGACAGTATGAGAAGTTTATGGATTTGTTGAAAGTGGGTGATTCGGAGTGAAGATTTTAAGCAAAAAGAAATACAATAAACTCATTGAAGATTTTGAGGAATTGCAGAAAAAGGTTGAGGAACTCAAAAGGATAAATGAGAGCATCGGGAAAAAGCTGGAAGATAAAAAGACAAGTTGCAAGCTGAATAATGGTAAGGATTTCTGCTTTAAATGCGAAAATTCTTACAGATACAAGACATATTGGGGAGTGACAGAAATCGAAAAATGCGGTTGCTTGCTTGATGTACCTTGTGAGGATTTTAAGAAAAAAGAAAGCGAGTGATTCAGAATGAGTAGCAATGTGAATATAGTAATAGCACAGGCTTTAATAATGAGAATTAAAGATTATGCAGAAAGAGCCTTGGATAAAAAAGATGTAACACTTGATATGGCTATGACTGGAATACACTATACAGTTGATGCTTATGATGAGCATTTTCAGACAGGCAGAAAGCCCCAGTAACTAATTAAAAATCAAAGAAAGGAGGACATTTTGGCAAAAAGAATTAGAGCAACGGCAGAGGCAAAACTTGATCCTGAATGGGAAAGAGCCTGTGCCATGGCAAATGATTTAAAATCTAAGGATGGCACTGTTCTTTGGGCATTAAGTTTCATTCATGCCTGGGAAAATGCGGTAAATATGATAAAGGAGGCGTTATGAGTTCTGTTAAATTTTTCAGCTTTGGTGCAATGAATGATAAATATAGTGTTCAGTGCAAGCAAAATGGCTATACACTTAAAAATGCAGAAAAATGGGACAGAATAGTTGACTGTATAATTATGCTATATATACATAATATACTCACCGATAGTCGATATAATGAGTGCCTGAACAGAGTACTGAAATTTTCTAAAAGAGACATTACAAAAGATGAAGACTAAAATCATATAAGGAGTGAGGTTTGATGGGGGTATACAGGAGTGTGCATTTATCATTTTGGACGGACAATAAGGTTGAGGATGATTTTACACCAGAGGATAAGTATTTTTATATTTATTTGCTGACGAACCCTCAGACTAATATTTGTGGTTGTTATGAGATTAGCTATTCTCAGATGACCAGAAATACCGGGTACAATAAAGACACCATAATAAGGTTGCTTGAGCGCTTTGAAAACGTTCACAAGATTATTAAATTTGATAAGAATACCAAGGAGATATTGATTTTGAATTGGTATAAATACAACTGGAGCAAGTCCGAGAAAACGCTTATTGGGGTTGAAAATGTTGCAAAGCATATTAAGTCGGAAGTGTTTAAAAAATATGTTTTGGATGTTGTAAGCTGCATAAGAAGTGATACCCCTATTATGGGGCATACATGCCCCATACAAGCATCTGTATCTGATACTGATATTAATAATATATATATTAATAATAAAAGAGATATAGTTAATATATCCAAGAGTAATAATATAAATAATAATATACTAGATGAATTAATTACAGAGTTTAATATATCTAACTATTTATTGGATGGTATTAATACATGGCTTAAATATAAAAAAGAACGGAGATTTACATACAAAGAGAGTGGCCTGAGAACCTTGGTTAAGACTATTAAGATCAAGGCAGACGAGTACGGAGAGCAGGCTGTCATCGCAATAATTGATGAGAGTATTGGAAATGGCTATCAAGGGATAACCTGGGACAGAATAAAAAAAGTTCAACCACCAAAGCCTAGACAGAGTGCAAGCGATCAGTTTGATAGGCTCATGGAGCAGATAAGGAGAGATGAAGATGGCAAAAATATTTAGATTTAGCGGGTATTTAGTTGAAAATAGCAATATAGAGGATTTGGAAAATGTCAAATACAGACTAGAACTTATTAAAAGTGAATATGACGATGTTATACAGCAGTTACACGTCGAAGAAAGTGAGAAGTTTGAAACTAAAGAAGAACTGGAAGAAAATTGTGACCTTGCGTTATTAACAAGGCATTTCAAGAAAGAGTCTAATTACGATTTTGATAGGCTGCTACCGGTAGCAGGGCAGAAGTATAGGCATTTTAAGATAGGAAAGGTTGTAACGGTTATAGGAATATCAAGGCACACAGAAACCGAAGAAGTATCGGTTGTATACGAATATAAGGGCACTATCTGGAATAGACCACTTGGAATGTTTATGAGCGAAGTCGATAGAAATAAATATCCAAATTCAAAGCAGAAGTACAGATTTGAACTGATAGGCGGTGATGATTACGACCGATAAAGAAACACGTAAGATAATAGCGGTGTTAATGGTTGCATATCCGAACTACAAGCCGATTAACATTGACTTTACCGTATCTGTTTGGACGGATATTTTGTCTGATTATTCTTACTCAGAGGTTGACATGGCAATCAAGGCATATATATCAACGGACACCAGTGGCTTTGCTCCGGCAATAGGACAGGTTATAGACAAAATAAAGTCAATAACTACTCCTCGGCAAATGACCGATGCCGAGGCATGGGCATTGGTTCGTAAGGCAATCTCAGATAGCAGCTATAATGCCAAAGATAGATTTAACGAGCTACCGGTAACATGCCAAAGGGCGATCGGATCACCGGCACAACTAAGAATGTGGGCGTTGGATGCGTCTTATAACGAAAACGTAGTTAGTAGCAACTTCATGCGGTGCTATCGAACGGAAATAGCAAGACAGAGAGAGATAGACAGAATGCCGTCAGAAATACGGCAGATGATTGATAAAGTCAATAACAATTCTAAATTACTTCAAGATAAACAGGCTAATCTGCCTAAGATTACTCAAGATAAAAACTATAAACTGAATAGAGAGTAGTAACT